ACGTCGCCCGCCCCTGCAGCAGACCCGCGACCCAACAACTTGGACGCCGCCGAGACGTTCTGGATCTTGGCGTACGTCACCGCATCATTGGCGATGGTCGCGGCGAACGAACCCGTGCCGGATCCAGTTACGTCTCCTGTTAGCGAAATAGTCTGGTCGCCCGTGTTGGTGCCGGAGCTGGTGCCAGAGAACGTACCGCTTTGCGTGGCCAGGGTGCCGAGGCCCAGGGTCGTCCGTTGCGCCGCGGCATCCGCGTCGTCGAGCAACGCCTTGCCGGCGGCGGTGACGTCGCCGCCCATCTTCGCCGTCGTGACGGCGCCGGCCGCGATTGTCGCGGCGAAGGACCCAGTGCCAGTCCCGGTGACGTCCCCGGAGAGCGAGATGGTCTGATCGCCGGTGTTGGTCCCGCTCGAGGTTCCCGAGAACGTGCCGCTCTGCGTCGCCAGGGTGCCGAGGCCGAGCGTGGTCCGCTGCGCCGCGGCGTCGGCGTCGTCCAGGAGGGCCTTGCCGGCTGTCGTGATGTCCTGGCCAAGCTTGGCCGTGCCGACGACGCCGTTCGCGATGGTGGTCGCGTTTGAGTTCGCGGCCGCCGTGACGTCGCCGGTGAGCGCGGACCGGGTGAACGTCACCTGGCCGGCCGTGGTCCAGTTGGCCGCGACGCTGGTGCTGTCGCCGACCACCCGCTCCGCGGTCAGGGTGCCGTCCGCCGTCTTGACCAGGTACTCGGCGCTGACCGGCGCTCCGCCACCACCTGCGCCGCCGAGGGCGGTGATCGCCTGTTTGATGCGGAGCGGAGAGAAGGACCGGATGCCCGCCTCGGTGCCGGCCTCGGCCTCGGCTTGGCTGGCAGCCGCCTGGACCGCCTCGTACACTCCTGTGTGGAGGTGGTTGCCGGTGGCCACCTCGCCCGCGCCCGTGCCGGTGTTCTTGAGTGCCGCGTCGCCCAGGCTGGGGCGGCCGGAGAGGTCGGAGTAGGCGCCGCTGAAGCTCGAGGTGCCTGCGCCGATTACGGTGCGGGCCGCCGCGGCGTCCGCGGCGGTCAGGACCGAGCGGCCCGTGGCGGTGGAGTCAGAGATCTGGGTCGCCGGGTGCGTGTGGCTGGTGGGCGCCTTGGTGGCCAGGGCTGCAGCGATCGACGTGCCGCCCGGGTTCACGTCGGCCGAGGTGCCGTTCGTCGCCAGCTTGCCGTCCAGGGCATCCTGGAGGCCCGATACCGCGGAGATCGCGTGGGTGTGGCTAGTGGGCGCCTTGGTGGCCAGGGCGGCCGCAATCGCGGTTCCTGCGGGGTTCACGTCGGCCGCCTGGGCGGACGTCGCCAGCTTGCCGTCCAGGGCCGTCTGGAGGCCAGGGACATCGCCGAAGACGTGCGTGTGCGCGGAGACCGGGAGGTTGGCGACGGGGACGAACTTCGAGCCGTCCGTACCGAGGCTCGGCCGGACGATGTACATCAGGTCCGTCGTGAGGACTGGGGTCGAGACCTCGACCAGCTCGGTTAATTTTTTGTCGGCCATGTCAGGAGATGGAGATGAAGCCCGGGTCGGTGAACTCGACCCGGAATGGGCCGTTCACCGACTGACGGTCGACACCCAGGTCGGCCACGCCCAGGACCCGGCCGCCCTTGCTCGCGTTGTAGATGATCACGCCGCGGGCGGCGATGTCGGCGTTGGTCCAGACGACCGCGTCGAAATTGATGACGGCCGAACCGCCGACCTTGTTGATCCGTCGACCAGTCAGCCGGCGACCGCCCCGCAGGTAGCCCTGGCCCACGACCTCGCCGGCGATCGGGTAACGCTCGGTCGTCGGGCCCGCGTCGGCGGCGGACGTCAGCAGCGCCAGGTAGTAGTCGTCGTCAGCCGCGTGGATCCCGTCGAGGAACTCGACCTTCGCCGACACGGGGATCGCCGTTTCGATGGGCATCCCGCAGGATAACCCACGCCCGCTAGGGGCGACAAGGGGGTAGCGGGTCAGTCTTGCCGCTCGTACCCGATGACGGCGCCGTTCTCGTCGCGCAGCAGCATGACCCGGCGCTTGGAGGTGCTCTTAGTCGGGCTTAGGACTTCGCGCAGCCGTCTGATCTGCTCGATGTCGAGCCCACGCGTCGTGGCGTCCTGGTCGCTCAATTCGCCGAGCTCACGGACGATGGCCCGGTAGCTGTCGATGCTTCGCTGAATGGAATCAGATACCCCTCGGCGATTTCCCGCCACCCCTCGATTCGCTCCGGCGTTATTGCCTCCAGCCCCTCCCGCTCCAGCACCCGTTCGATTTGGTTGAGCGTCAGGACTCTCACCCCCTCGGGTAATTCGCTCACGGTCGGCCATGCGGCCCGGATTCTGCTCAAGCAGGCGTCGATTGTATTGTCGTCGAGAGTCATCGTCGGTGAATTCTTGGCGCAGGCGCATGAACGTCACCTGCGGTTCGGGAGTTGATGGATTCCAGCCCTCAGACTGCCAGAGGCGTAGGAGGTCTGCAAACTTAATGTCGGGGTTCTGACCAACCGCCTTCCAGTCGGCGTCAAAGTACTTCCGGTCGAAATTGACCCGGGCGCCGATCGGGCTGTCCACGTCATCCTCAAAGCCGAAGAAGTTGTACAGCTCGGGCAGGAACCCGGTCGGGTGCTTCGCGGAGAGGACCGCGAAGCAGTCGAGGTGCGTGGCCCCCTGCTCAATCGCCTTGGAGAGCACCGCGGGCGCCGCGACGCCTCGCGCGCCTGGCTCATTGTTGACGACCGAGGAGATGACCTTCTTGTCGCCGTCGTTTACGAGCGCGAAGTAGATGTCGGCGTTCTGCAGCTTGTAGACGGTCATATCGCCCGACTTCACCTTGGCCTTGACCATTTCCTCGGTGTACGGGGTTAGCGACGGCGCCGACTTGTTTTCGGCAAGGGCCCGAACAAACGCAGCGACGCCTACGCCACCTTCATTGACCGGGAGGTTGGTACTTGCCCAGGATCCGGTGGCTGCGGAAAGCGCCGCCCGCATCTGTTGCGCGTTCGTCGCAGTCATGCTTTCAAGACGCGAAGCCGCCGCCGCCTTATCTCCGGTGATCTCTGCAACCGGCATCGACAGTGAGAACGACCGAGGGTCGGAAGACTCCGGCGAGTTTTGGGCCCGGCGGTTTTGAAAGAATTCCGAGAAGAGGATCTTGGAGGGGATGGGACGCTTGAACTTGCCCACGATCTGGCCTCGCACGCCGTAAGTATAGTCCGGGTGCTGCGGCGTGCCCTGCTCGCCAAGTTTCACCAGAGTGTTCTCGGGGTCGAGCTTGAGCACTAACAGTGCGTCGCCGTAGTCAACCCCGTGGAACTCGGGGTCCCGGACGGCGTCCAGAACCCGCTTGGACGGAGGGAATCCGTACTCCTCAAACTCAGCGCGTTCAAGCTGCCCCACAACAGCCTTGCGTGCGTCGAAGCTTAGTTCGCGAACCGCTACATTAAATGCCGGATCCGAAACCGAAGGCAGCTCAACTCCAAGATCCTTGATGGCGCGGTCTGCTTTCTTGATTCCCTTCTGTGAGACCCGACCATCCTTGATGTATGCTTCAAGGGTGTTGATGAACGCCCGGACCGTCGAGCTGTTGCTCGCGTGGGTGTTCTGCGTCATCGCGACCACGACGGCGTAACCGTCGGTCTGCCGCATAAGATTCAGTTTCCGCGTGCCAATCCCCTTGCCTTCGTTCGCCCACACGACCCCAGCCTCTTTGTTGGGTGACATCAGTGGGAAGTTGGGCCCTCCGTACAGGTCAACAGGGACCACAGTCGCAGAGTCGATGCCCTGGTAGCGACCAACCGCAGTCAGGTCGGCTAGGATCGGGAATACCTTCTTCCCCTCGAGGTCTGACAGCGTCAACTGCGCGACACCCTGTACGTCCTTTGTGGGTGTGTAACCCTCGACCTCCGACTTTGGCTGCGTGGGGTCCGGACGGAACTGCAGCATCGCTTCCTTGATGTCGGCGTGAGACGTGTCGGTGCCCTCGAGACGGTCCCACACCGCGTGGTGGACGATCGTCTGGTAGAACGGCTTGAGGTCCTCGGTCAGGAAGACTCCAAGGTTCGCCAGGCGGTCCCGGACCTCGAGCAGTATCTGTTTGTCGACGTTGAATTTCTGGTCGCCGTAATGGAGCTTGCGCTGACGGACGTCCACGGTCGGCAGGTCCCCGCGGCCCAGCATGCCAGACATGAATCCGACCTTCCCGAATGAGATGCCCTTGAAATTCTCACGGACAAATTCGGCGTATTCCTCAGTGGGCATGTTCTCGACGGCGTCGACGATGGCCTCTCCGACCTTCGACAGGTTCTCCGCCGCATTCCGCATGTATTCACGCTGGGTGTTGTAGAGCCCGAACGGCTTGAACTTCTCCAACATCGTGTTGGCGGCCGCTTCGTCGAACTCACCGCGCTCGGCCGCGTCCAGGAACGCTTGGCCTTCCTGGGTGCCCAGCAGTTTGGCAAAGGCATCCTCGGGGCGCAGCTTGTCCTCGTCGTGGGCGAGGTCCGACCAGCCGCCGCGGACCTTCTCGGTGGATAGTGCGCCCCGGTTGATGCTCGACGTGGTGATCAGGTAAGCCTTCACCACGTCCCGCGGGGTGATGCCCTTCGCACCCATCTGCTGCATGAAGTAGCCGAACTTCTTGGCCCCATCGCCGACCTTTTCGAGCCCGAGTTGCTGGGCGACCTCGTCGATGTCCTTGGCCTCGGGCCGGTAGTTGAAGTCCGGGTTCTGCGGGTCGAACGTACCGACGTTGTCGGTGGCCGACTTGATCTGCGTGGGGTCGAAAGCGACGTAGAACGTCTGCGGCTCCGGAGTGATGGCGGCGTCGGCTGTGTGGTTCTTGATCACGATGCCGTCGAACCCAAGCTCTTTCATCTTGTCGACGAACTTGCGGTTTGTCTCGGGCGTACCTTGGTTTGTTTTGACCCCAGTAATGGATTCGTAGTCCCGGATGAGCTGCTCGAATCCCTTGTTACCCTCGTACACCGCCGGCTCCTGGATTGAGAGGTAGACCTCGAGAAGTGGTCCGATGGTCTTGTTTCCCTGACTGTCGAACCCGCCGCGGAAGCTGTTGGCGTAGGATGGGTCTTCCGAGAACCACGACCCAATGCCGCCCCACTTCGAGTATTTAGCCTTCGATGGGTCGAAGACGGTGAACTCGGTCGGCGCCCCGTGGAAGACCCCCTTGGGCAGACCGTATCCGTCCACCACCTGAGATTTGCGAAAATAACGCTTGAACTCCGGAGTCTCGAGCTGCTCCGGCCGGTACATGTAGTCGGCCCGGTCTCCGTAGACCGGCTCCTTGACGAACACGGTGTTGCCGATGCTCACGGCCTGCTTGCCGCCGACCACCGGCTCGTCGGTCCGCTTGTCGTAGAAGTACGAGTGGTCCAACGGGTCGAAGCCTACCGCCGTCCACTCGTTGATGTCTTTCGGAATTTCCCGGTCCGGGTTGAAGTTGCCCTCGACGGTCGCGATCGGGAACTTGTTCGACTCTCCCCGGCGGATTCGCTTCGCGCCGGCCTCGTTGGCCATGAACGTCGGGTTGTCGACGCTCACGATGTTGTCGTACCCGACGATCTTGCCGACCGTGTTGCCCTTAGCCTTCTGGTGGACCGCGACGACGTAGTTGCCCGTGCGTTGGAACGCGGGGATGTCGATACGCAGGCCAACCTCGGTCCCCGGTTCGAGCTGTCGAGCGGCACCGTACTTGGGCTTTTTCTCGGATGATAGGGCCTCCCTGGCGTCCTCGTCACTCGGAGGCACCGCGAACTCGACATTGGACCCGATGTCGCGGGAGACCTTGGGCGGTTCGGGCGACAGGTCCTTCACAAAAATCTCGCCCTTCGAGCCGTCTCGCATCTCGACGTAGGCGCGCTGCAGACCCTCGTTCTTACCCTTCGCGACGGTCAGAAGGTCGGAGATAAACTTAACCGGGGTGCCGCTCGGCGTGTACAGCACGTCGCCCGGGGAATAGTCGGTCCTCGGCGTGTTGCGGATGCGTTCCCGGATCTTCGATGCCATGTCGGCGCCGAAGCCCTCGAGCTGGCTGTTCTCCTCGGGCCGCAGGTTCTCGGAGACCCGGCCGTAGTCGGCCCGGAACGCCGAGCCCAAAATCTTCATCTGGTTGATCCGGTCGAGCCGGCGGGACTGGACGACGCCGAGCTTGCGGCCCTGGGCCTCGCTCATCCCCTGCAGCACCGGGTTGCGCTCACGCTGCACTTGGGTGAGCTGACCGAACAGCGCATTGAGCGCGTCTCGCTTTTCTAGGCCGATGCCGTCGGCGCCCTCGCGCCCGGACACCGTGTTGTCGATGTACCGGAGCAGGTCCGCCCGGGCGGCCCGCACGTCCCCGGCCCAAGGATTGAGCTGCCCCTTGCGGGCAAAGAACTCAAGGTTCCGCATCACCTTCTCCTGGCTGATCGTGTTGACTAGGATGCCGCCCGTGCGCGAGATCAGGATGCTGATCGGGGTCTCGACCCGGTTGGTCACCGCCCGCTGCTTGTACAGCCGGCTGCCGCGGGTCATCCCAGGCTGATAAACGAAGTGAGCCTCCGCCCCAGGCTTGTTCTTCAGCGTGTCGGTGATCATCGCCAGCATCTCAAGCTGGCGGGGGTTGTACTTGTTCTTGGCCTGGAGCGTCTCGAGGACGTCGGCCGGGATGTACTTGCCCGTGTAGATGGTCCGACCGTCCTTGGTCAGCGTTGCCCGTACGCGGCCTGGCGAGATGTCCGGAGACGCATCCAGCGCCGTCAGCAAATCGTCGATGAACTCCTGCTCGCGGCGCTTGGCTTCCCGGGCGGTCAGGAACTTCCGCTTCCCGGTCTCCGGATCGATGTCCACGTCGAAGCCGGACGAGACCAGGTCCATCAGCTCCGGGTTGGACGCCAGCTCCTGCTCCGAGTAGATGGTCTCGATCTCCGAGAACGACTGCACCTGTCCGGCCCGCTCCGACAGGTTCATCAGGTCGTACTGCTTGACGACGTCGCGGACCGCCTTCCGCATCTCCGGACTCATCTCCGTCTCGAACAGCCCGGTGCCCGAGGCGAATTGGCCGTCCTCACGGAACACGGCGCCGGTCGCCATAAGCATGCGCTGAAGGACGCCCGAATCCATGACCATCGGGGACCTGGCGAACTGTTCGATGATCGGGACTAGCGGGCGGGCGTTGCGGCGGAGGGCGCCGATGCCGGCGAACTCACCCGACACGTTTTGCGCCAGGAGCGAGGAGACGCCAGCCTCGGCGATGACCTCGTGCAGGATCAGCTCGGGGTTAGCCTCGTACCGGGTGGTGTCCTTGCCCGCAGCCCGGAGGGCCTGCAGGTACTCATCGCGGAACTTGGCAAAGTCGGCCTTGAACTGGACCGAGCCGTCCTTGATCTCGGTGAAGATGCCGGCGGAGTTGGTCGCCGCGTCGCCAAAGAACCGGCGGCGGATGTCTGCGGCGATGTCGGGGTTCCGGGCGATGTGGTGCGTGACCTCATGGCTCATTAGCGGCACCAGGGGGATCTTGGAGTCCAGGTCGATCGTCGCGACTCCGGTGCCGTCGGGGTTGACCACGTAGCTGCCGCCAGACCCCTTTTGCCGGACGAAGTCGATCACCAGGTTGGGGTTGGTCGCCTCGAACGTGGCAGCGGCGAGCTGCACGCCGGCCGGAGCCTCGTCGAACATGCGTTGCTGCATCCCGGTGCGACGGGAGCGGGCCTCGGCGATGTCGCCGATCTGGCGGGCGCGAACCGCGGACGCGGACCGCTCGAGCTGGATCGTACGCAGGCCACCACCGAAGAAACCGCCGATAAAGCCCTCACCGGCGCCCTCCGCCGCGTCGCCCTGGAGCGTCCCGAACACGGCGCCGACCGCAGCGCCCTTGAACGCGCCATCGGTGGCCTCGGCTACTCCGCGGCCGATGCGGGAGATGAACTCGACGCGGTTCGCCTGCTGCGCTGCAAGGCGGGTCCAGCCGTCGGTCTCCTTAGCCAGGCGCTGGAAATATGGCGTCGACGACTCAGCGGTCCGCATCAGCTTGCCGGCCGTGGACACGTTCTCGCCTAGGTCCGCCACCCACTCGGCGGTCCGTTCGACGAAGCCAGGAGACACGCCCGTGGCCCGCTGCATCATTTCGTCGCCCAGTTCCGCGGCCTCTTTGCTCTCGCCCAGGGCGCTCACCCGGCGATCACGCAACCAATCGACCGCGGCCTGGGTCTTCCGACCCGCCGTCGTGGCGGCCTCTCCGGCAAACTGGACCGCGGCGCCGGCAACCTGCTGGGAGACCGGGCGGGTGTTAGTAGCCAGGGCGGCCTCGTCGGCCCGCTTGGCCAGGTCCTGCTGGATGTTCTCGATGATGGCCTTCTGCTCGGCCATCTTGGCCGCATTCGCCGCGACGGCGTTCGTCTTCTCCAGGCTGTCGGCCATCGCATCGATCGCGATGCGCTCCTCCTGGAGGGCGGCGATCTTGCGGCCGGCCTCGGTCAGGGCGCCGAAGTTGGGGACCTTGTTGCCTGCCGCGGCGGCCGCAGCTCGGTAGAACCGGGCCTCCAGGGACCCGGCGTACTTGGTCGTGTTCTCGATCAGGTCCGCCACCTTGTCCGCGCCGACGCTGGCGGCCGCCTTCGCGGCGTTGCGGGCGCCGGCTGCGGTGACGGTGCGGCCCAGCTTCGCGCCCGCGGCGGCACCGCCGGCAAACGCCAGGTCGCCGACCTCGGCGAGGCCCGCCGCAGCCTTCATCAGCTCTTCGCGCTGCTCGGGCGCGTAGGCGCTCTGTAGGTCCATGCCACCGACCACGTAGTCGGCGATCATCAGCGCGTCCTCGGTGATGTTGCTGATGTCGCGAAGCGTCCGGTCCCGGGCCTGCCGCACGGCGGCCACCTTGCGGCGGTTCTCGGGCGTGTCTTTGTACCCGACCGACATCTTGGTTCCGACTTCCTTGAACGCGCCCTTGACCGTCTCTCCGATGACGGGGTAGGTGCCGGCAAACATGGCGCCGGCCTGGACGGTCAGAGCGGTCTGCCGGCGGATGGAATCCTTGAGGCCCTGGCCGTCGCCGACGATGGCGCTGCCGACGCCAGCCATGAGGTTCTGTCCGGTCATACTGGCGCCCGTGCCCAGATTGCTGACCAGTTCGCCGGCTGCCTCGCCCGCCCGCTCCAGGAAACCCGGAGCGTTGGGGTCGCTGGCCTCCGCTTCTAGGACCGCCAGGTAGGCGTCCAGGTTCTCAGGCGCCAGGATATCCAGTTCGACCGGAGCCGGCTTGGTCAGCTCGGGAGCCAGCACCGCCAACTCTTCATCGGAGACCGGGATCGGGTCAGGACCGAGGTTGAGCTTCTGCGGGTTTTGGCTTGGTGCGTTCATCCGGGATTCTGAAGACTTTCTTGGTTTTAGGGTCCTGCACCAGGATCGTTCCTGGGGTCGTAGGGTCCGCTTTCAGTACTTTGTAGTTGCCGCCTTGATACGCCACGGTGTCGGAGGGTGTCGAGGGGCCGTCGGGCGAGATGCGTCGACTGCGGACGGAATCGCGATTCCAATAACGCGGGTCGACCTCGAGTCCGTTCTGCCGCGCCATAGTCGCCGTCTTGTTGAACAGTGCCTCACTGGAGGCACGATACCCAGCCTTGGCTCGAGCTCTGAAGAACGGGACCAAGGTCTTTGCGTCCGTCGGGTCTGCGGCAAACTTCTCAAGCATCGCCCACTCCGCCGGGGTCACTGCGCCAGGGCCGACGATCGAGATTCGGTTCGTCGACTGGATCAGCTTGGCGAGCACTTCAGCCCGGCCGGCAAGTTCCGGACTAGTGATTTTCTTGGGATCCGCCTCGATCTCCTTGGCAATGTCTTCCAACTCGTAGATGAGGCCCATCGACGTTTCAGAGGCCGCGGATTCCTCGGCGATCTTGGCGGCAACGATGGCGCTGCGAGCTTTGCCGGCAAACCCAGGAACAGTCAGCGCGGTGTTGTCCTGCTCGAATTTCTGCTGCTGCATGCGCTGGTCATCAGCGGCGCGCTTGTCGGCCTCCCGCTTGCGGGCGAATTCGGTCATCGTCTGCACCGCCTTCTGGTACTCGGCCGAGAAGGTCGACCCAGGGACACGCAGGACGCTCTGGACTGCCGGATCCTGGAGGATCGCCTCGACCTTGCTTACGTCGCCAGACACTCGGGCCACGTTCAGCAGCGACATCGCTTGTGCCTCCATCTGAGGGTCGGCCTTGCCCGTGGGGACAAAGAACATTGACGGAGGGGCGCCAGGGACTGGGCCAGGGCGCGTGATGGTCCGCAGCGCCTGCCCCGGGAACATCATCTGCGCCTCGGCCCGATTGGTGGCGTACTGGTTCGTCGAGATATAGTCCTGCAGCTTGCTGTTCTCGTTGGCGTTGATGAGCGCCTGGGTGCTCGACATCTGCTTACCCAGAATCTCCATCACCTGCGGATCCTTGGCGAACCGAGCGGCCTGCGTCTCGAGCTGGGTCAACAGCCGGCGTTGTTCAAACGGATCGGTCGTACCTTGAATAACCCGCAACGCCTCGTCGATATTCGGAGCCACGCGGTTGTACTCGCTGCGGACATCGGCCGCCTCACGCACCGTGCGCTCCGTCTCGCGGAACTTCATCTCCTGCATCGACAGTTCCGCCCGCATTTTCTGTTGCGTCAGGTCGGTGGTCGCCAGGTCTGCGGCATGTTTCTGTTGCCGCATCTCGAAATCAGTTTCGGCCATCTTGCGACGCTGCGCCCGCTCCATCAGCGAAGACGCGGCCTCCGCGGACTGAAGGGCGAATGTGGGGAGGGCGAGGCCGGCGTTGCCGGGCTGGAATTCAGCGAATGGCATGGTTTAAGGGCCCTTGAACGGAGTCGCGTTAGCCATCGGCTGGTAGTTCTGCAGCAAACCCATGCCCGAGGATCCGGTCTTGGGGGCCGCACCAACTTTGCCCTGCGCGCCCTGGCCAATACCCGCCGAGGCGAAATTCATGGCGTTCGTCACCGCACCGGCGAGCAGCATTCGGTTGTAGTTGCTCGCAGCAGCCTCGGCATTGTAGCCGGCCTGCTGCACGTTGTACGCCATCTGGTTGTTCTGCGACTGGGCACTGATGGCGGCATTGGGGTCGACCATCATGGCCATCGGGCTCATCGGGTTCACCCGCGGCGTCATCCCGAACACGGTCGACAGCGTGTTGAGCGCCCGCGTGCGGCTGGCGTTCTTCCAGTCCATCAAATTGAACCCGAAATCCTTGACCAGGCTGAAAGAGTTGAAGTTGCCGGCGGTGCCGCGGGACACGCCCTTCTCAGCCGCGAAGCGGGAGATCTGCTGTTGGACCTCGGGCGGGAGCGTGTTCTGGCTGTTGAGGTCCTCGTTGACCTGGGCCATCATCCGCCTTTGCGCTGCTCCGAACCCGGGCATCGCCGTCTCCAGCATCCTGCTGGCCTCAGCCTGGTTGAACGTGTTGGTCTGCGACGAGAGCTGCTGCGCGCTCGCCATGTTCTGCAGGTTGCCGGAGATGGCCTGCTTTTGGGCCTCGACCACGTCGACCGGCTTGTACTCTGCCTGTTTCGGGGCCTTCTGCTTACCGAGTAGTGAGGAGCCGGCGCCGATGACCCCACCGATCACGGCGCCCCAAGGGCCGCCGATCGACGCGCCAGCCATCGCACCCTGGGCAGCTCCTGCGAAAACTCCAGATCCGTTGGCCATGATTAAAAGTCCTTTCGGATGAAGATCAGCGCCCGGTACGGCGGAGTGATCTTGAACGTGCCGCTGCCCACGGCGGTGAGCGAAGGCATCGCCTTGCCGTCGGCGATGACCTCGGTGCCGTCGATCGAAAGGCTCGCGATGAACGAGGCGCTGGCCTCACGAGAACCGCCCTGGGCGCTGCGGCCCTTGGCGCTCCACGCCACAGATTCGACCCCACCGGAAGTCTGGGCCGCGTACGTGTCGGACGCGCCGACCGGGAAACGTCCGGCCATCGCCGCGTAGACAACCCACCCAGGGTTGCGGGTCAGCGCCTCGTCCTCGTCGTCGGCATCGACCATCTTGACGTCGCCGATGGCGCCGTCGGCCGTCGACCAGCCCTGAGACGTGTACCGCAGCAGGCGGGAGATGTCGGTGTCGTAGTACAGCGAGTGGATCGAGGGGGACTCGGGCCGCTTGGCCGTAGTCCCGGTGGGCACCAGGTTGGAGGTCCACTGGCTGCCGTCGTACACCTGCAGTCCGCCGTTCACGTCGAAGAACAGCTCGCCCTTTTTCGGCGCCGTCGGGGTCTCCTCTCCGCTCTGCACGACGAGCGGAACCGCAGTCCACTCGCCGTTGAACACATAGATCCCCAGCGGCCGGCCGCTCGACGGGTCAAGCCGAAGCCAGGCTCGATTCTGATCTTCTGCAGCAGGGCTCGACGCCGACTTGACGAAGCCCTCCAGGTTCTCGAGGCCAGAGATCGAGAGGTACGCCGCCACGAAATTCAGCATGGCCTGGGCGCTCGCCGGCGGGAACGGAGCGTCGACCGGGGCGGTGGCGGGCTGGATCGCTAGGTTGGGCATTGGCGGCTGGCTGGTTTTATAGGATCAGGAGGTGCCCGCCAAGGGGCTGACGGGGTGGGAATACCAGAAGGTCGGTGACGTGGCCCAGGAGGGGACGGTGACGACGTCGGTCTGGCTGTTGGGAGCCTGGTTGTCGGCGTACGGCATCATCGACACCCGCTCCTGGAAGAGCTGGAGGTAATCGAGGCGGGCGAACCCGTCCCACTCCACGCGGACCTGGAATCCGGAGGCGCAGGACACCAGGCGATTGGTCGACGGGTCGACGTACTCGACCGGGGTCCTGGTGGACAGCAGGCTGCGATGTTGCGGCACCACTCGGCCCCACGCCTGCGCGGGAGGGGCATCGACCGCGAACTGGTCCCATTGGACCCAGTGGGGATACTTGTCCGGGCGGAACAGAACACGGACAACCAGGCCCGATCGGATGTTCGAGAACTGGACGTCGCACCGGCGCACGTTTTTGAGCACGCCAGGGGAGTCGCCGAACAGCATTCGGGTCTCGACCACTTGGGTTGGCTCGTCGCCGAGCTGCACCGAATTCTCCGGCAGCACCTCGTAGATCGCGTTGGCCCCGGCCAGGTCGCGGCCTAGGATAAAGCACCGTTCGGTCCCGTGGACTCGGCCGGTGAACATCTGAGCGATGATGACGCCGTCCCATTCGCCGTCGTACACCGGAGGAGACTTCTGCCCTCGGCCCGAAATGCTGTCGTAATTCAGCGCCAGGATGCCCTGCGAGAGCGACCGCGGTCCGTAGATGAATGGACTGTGCGTGACCAGCAGCCGGTTGTCGAAACAGACCACGCTGGCGTCCTGGAGCAGGAATTGGCTGTCGTAGTCGAACCGATGCCGCACCTCGACGGAGAGCGGTGCGAGTCCCGGCGCACTGTAGTCTGCCGTCGAGGTGCGGATCGATCGGAGCCCGTCAGAGCTCCGAAAATAAAGGTCCTGGTTGACCGCAACCACGGCGTTGCCGCCGGTAATCCCGCGCGTCGGCAGCAGTACCGTCTGAAAGCCCACCTCGCTCCAGAGGTCTCGCTCGGTGATCTGAGTCTTGAGAGTGAAGACCGAATCGTCGCAGCCGACTACCAGGGCGCCCTGGCCGGAGCCGGTGTCGATGACCGGAAGGGACGCCAGAGCCCGGACCTGGGACGGGAAGGTGAAGTCCCCGCCGCCGAGCAGGTTGTATGTCTCGGTGAACTTGAGCTCGCTCTGGTGCTCGGGCTGCCGGATGTCGCCCAGACGCACGTCCTTGCCGGTGCCGACCACCACCGCCAGCCGGCCGTTGCTGAACGCCATCGCCCGGCCGACGGGCACCTCCTTGCTTCCGGCCCGGCGGAAGTCGGCGCCGTCGTAGAGGTAAGGCCGCGACTGACCGTCCTGCATGACCAGGGTGCCGGCGGTCTCGCAGAACCAGACGCGAGGCTGCTTGGACGAATTGCGGTTGGTGTTCGACGTCTTCTCGACCGAGGTCCACTTCCGCGGATCCACCGCGTAGACCCGGCCGGAGACCGCGACCATCAGTTCCGACGTGACCGGGAACACTGCGGCGCCCTGCATCAGGCCGGCCGGGAGATTCAGCCTCTTGACGATGCGGGGGCGCGAGGAGACGCGGCCTCCGCGCACAGAGACGTTGCGGAGCAGCGATGCCTGCTGCTCCGGGAGCAGCTCCGGCTCACGGCCGCGGTTCATTCCCTCGGCCACGGTGGCCTGGGTGTCTGCCAGCCATGTCTGGACTGCTGGCATCAGTAGATGTCGCCGCGCTCGCTCATCGCGGAGATCTTGGTGCCAGTCACCGGCAGCGGGTGGTGGTTGCGGTACTTGGTGCCCTCGTCCCGCAGGATCTGGGCCGCCGCGGCGAACGCCAACTCGCTGGCCTGGATGTCGCCCTTGTCTAGCAGCGCCACCCCCTTCACGCCCAGGCGAAGCGCGTTGAGGTTGGTGATGAACAGCTCGTCGGTATCCGCGTCGACCTCAAACAGCCGGCGCCGCACGATCGCGTCGACCATCTTGGTCTGGTCGTCGGCGATGGCGGTGAATCGGTACAGGCGGAACGTCGGATTGACGTCGCGGGCCCGGTAATCAGCGCCCACGACCTCGTTGCCAAATTTATCGACCAGGGTCAGCACCACGTCGCCGGCGGTCTTGGGCTTAACCACCTGGGTGATGCGCGACCAGGAGGTCTCGGTGGTGGCCTCCGGCAGGGTCAGGCTCTCGGTCTTCGCCACGCCGTTGGTGTCCAGGCCAAAGACTTTGACCACGCCCGCGTCCGCGCCGTCAGTCGAGGTCACCCGCACCGTTGCGCCGGAACTCGGCGGGGCGACGTACGTCGGGTGCTCGCCCATGTCCAAGCCGTAGTTGGCCCACTCGTTTTTGATGAAAGGGCCGGGGCCGAACTCCAGGAATTCAAACCACGGCGGCTGCGTCTCGATCGGCTCCCGCTCGATCGCGGAATGGACGATCGCCTCGTACGCAGTCGGCAGCGCGATGATGCCGCCCCGCTGGCGGAACTTCACCCGCGCGAATTGGAAGGGCCATTCGCCGAGCGTGCAGAGCCGCTCCTGCACCAGATTGACCGAGAGCTTGACCCTGGCGTCGTCCACGATCAGGCCCGTCTGGCCGGCGACCCGGCGCAGCTCATCTTTCACGTCGCCGTAGGTGCGCTTGATCATGGTTACCAGTTGTAGAACGTGACGTCGATTTCGTACCGGCAGGTCACGGTGGTCGTGACGGTCCCGACGCCGTTTGCAGGTGCGACGAAGAACTCAATCTTCGAGGTGGCCGTCACTCCGCTCAGTTTTCGGAAGGCCGAGCAGATCGCATCGTTGCCGTCTCGGCTGTACCGGGCAGCCAGCGGAACGTACTGCCCGTTGTTGATCCGACAGTAGAGCAGAATGTCCCCATAGTAGCCGATCAGTCGGCCCTGGATCTGCACCGACAGGTTGTTGCCCGAGTCCGGGCTCATGGCGGGCGCACCGTTCAGCCGCCACGACGCATTTCCAGGTCCGTAAGCAGTGACCGGGTTTGGTTGCGTGAACGTAAAAGCGGTGCCGGCCGCAAACGTGAAGTTGTCGGCGAAGGAGGTGCCAAATTCGGTCGTCCGGAAATACCGGCCAGCGTAGGCGCCGGTGATGTAAGATGGGTGGAAGATTCCGCCCGCGTACCCGATGTTCACCGACTGGATGTCGCCGGCGGAGATCTTGCCGGCCGACAGCGTCGAGATCTTTGCGTCAGTGATGGTGCCGTCGCCGATGTTCGCCGCCTGCGTGATGATCTGGTTGGCTCCAACTTTATCGGCGGTCACCGAGTTGGCGCCGAGCTTTTGGGCGATGATCGTGCCGTCGACGATCATGGTCTGGCCGTCGATTTGGCCCACAAGGTCGCCGCTAGCGATTGCCTTGGTCCAGGACCCGCTGACGCGGCGGTACAATTTACCGTCGGTCTGGAGCCAGACAAAATCGCCATCAACGTACCCCGACGTGGGCAGGCTGGTCACCTTGACGATCGGTCGGATCCCAGTGCCGAAATCAGAGAGGGCCAACGACCGCTGCGCCACGGTCCACTGCGTGCCGTCCCAGCGGTACATCTTGTACCCATCGTCGGTGTCGTACCAGATGTCCCCGGTCCGCAGGGCGCCACCAGAGTTGGAGGGTGCAGTGGTAGCGTACCAATTACGGTTGCCGGCGGCGTTGCCGCTCTCGAGGGCGGTCACGCGATTCCCGATTGAATCAATCTGCGCCGTGTCGGCAGTCATCCTGGCGCCAGGGACGACGCGCTTGCCGGTAGTGATGACCGTGCCGGCGGCGGCGTTGCCGGTGGCGGTCTGGGCCGTAAGCGAGAGCGAGGTCGCTGAAAGCACCGTCGCCACGACGAAGTGGCCGGCGGTCTCGATGTAGATCGGGACGCCCGCAACCACCCAGGACGTGGCGAGCACCGTCACCGTGACCGTGCCGCCTGCGGCCGGCATGACAAACGAGGCGGTCGTCGTGGTCGACGGAGTGACGCCGGCCGAACCGTTGGTGCCAGGGTCGCCCTTGTCCCCCTTGGGGCCGCGCGGGCCCGGGATGGTGGAAATTCGAGGGAGGGAACCGAGCGGCAGTTCGTTCATGTTACTTCTTCCGCAGTGACTTGAAGATCAAAATTGAAAGGTGCAGGACGGTAAGGACGCCGATCACGGCGCCGACAACGCGGTTGAATTGTTCGACGGTCAGCATCGCCACAATGCCTCCAGCGCCTGCGAGCACTGTCTTGTGAATTTCCATAAGGAAAGCGGGGCGCCGGAGTTACCGGCGCCCCGCGGTTCACAAACTATCAGTCAGCCGTAGCCTTGGTGAGGATCGTGTAGCCGAGCTCGGGGAAGATGGGCTTCGCACCGCACCGGATGTCGGTGAGGTAGTAGCCCAGGTTGCCCCGGTCGTTGTCACCCAGGAACGTGCGCTGGTTGATCCACTGGAACTCGCCCACGTAGTTCGACGGATCGAACTTCATTCCCGAGAACTGGGTCGGGTCGACGCTCTCGAACTTGGCCTCCCAAACCTGACGGCCCAGGATCGTGGCCACCTCGTACTCAGCCAGACCACCGTTAACCCCGTTGAGGTTGTAGGTGGCGCGGGCGGTGTAGCGGCGGCCGACGGTCGCGTTGGTGTTGGTCGTCGGGTAGATGGCGTTCGTCAGGGTCAGGTCTGCAGCGGAGGCGATGCCGCCGGTCTTGCCGAACCGGATGGGGAACAGGTCCACCACCGGCAGGAAGCCGTTGACCGCGCCGTCGTAGCCGAGGATCTCGAGGTTCTTCGCGGGATCGAAAAACTTCACCTGCTCCTTGGTGTCCGAGTTGGTGAACAGGCGCCCGATGATGCCAGGGCCGGCGATCAGGGGGAGCACCGGGCGGCCGCGGCTGTCGCGACCCACGGCCAGCTCGTCAGCGAGACCGTTCCGGCAGAGCTGCCAGTAGATCTGCTTAAGGTGCTCCATGTTCAAGAAGTCGTTCGGCAGGGAGGCGCCGATGCCGGTGAAGTCCGCGGCCGTAGACTCGGCGACGATCAGCGCGTTCGACGCGCGGGTCACCGCCTTGTTGTTCACGTTCGCGATATTCTGCAGGCGATACCAGTCGCCCCACCACACGTTGATGTACTCGGACAGCGCCCGCTCGAAGCCGGCAACCGTTTGAGCGGCATCCACGGCGCGTTTCAAGTCGGACAAGCAGACGGTGTCCGTATTGAAGGCGGTCTGGAAGAGCTTGAAGGTGCGTTGCAGTTCGCCGGGCTTGATCGTGGTGGGCGTCGGCTGGCACTGGGCGTTGCCCGTGCCGGTCGACATAACCACCTCGGCCAGGGCCGACGGGTAGGAGGTCGGCAGCTCATGGGTGAGCGTCCGGACCGTGGGAGTGCGACCTTCAGAGAGGTCGAACGCACTCATGGGAACCAGAGTGCGGAATGGATTGGAGCGCCAGAGCTTCTGGTACACAGTCTTGTGGAACTGGTTCCGTCGCTCCGAGAAGTAGGTATTGATGTCAGCCATCGTCGGAAAGGATTGAGGTTTAGGTCACTGTCCGATGACCGCGTGTGCGGCCACCAGCGGGCGCCATCCGCCTTAGAAGCTTTCCGATCGCCGGGACCGCCAGTCCCCGGGGTGCAGCTACAACCGTGGTATCCGGATACAAAATACCGGCACCCCTGGCAAGGGGGTGCCGGGAAATCCGGGTCAGCGGCTGAAGTACTTCTGGGCGGCCGACAGGTGCGAGTCCGGCGCCGCCGACTCGCCCTCCGCCGGAGCCCCAGAGCCGGAGCCGACCTGCGGGCTGACCGCGCTAAGGCCCTTCACCTGCGCCTCAAGCTCGGCGATGCGGGCAGCGGTCCGCGTCAGCTCGGCGTTGTACAGCGCCGCGATGCGCGGGATGCCGTGCGCCATCGTGAACTCATAGAGCGCGGCCTTGTGCGCCAGGTCCGCGGCGCCACGGTCGTCCAGCGAGCCGAAGGCATATGTCTCAGCGCGGGCCCCGATCTGAGACAAAGCCTGGTTGTACTCAGCCGCGGCCGGGTCCGGCGACTTTTCGTCGACGGGCGCAGCCAAAAACGCGTCCTTGTAGCTCCCTGCCACCTCGTCAAACGACGCCCGGGATCGGGCGCCGCCAGTGGTCTTGAGCGCCTTCAGCGACTCGTCCGCCTGCGCGATCGCCTGATCGGCGCCGGCCTGGGCGGTGAAGTAGGCGTCGAGGCTCGCCTGGAATTTGACCCGGGCGTACGGCGTCATGCGCTCCATCACATCGCTGACCTCCTTGTTGAGAGCTTTGCCCTTGAGCGAAAGGACCTCGTCCAGGTTGACCTCGACCTCGTCGCTCTTCGCGATGTTGGCCATCGCCAGCTTGGCGTTCTCGGCCGGCACGACGTACCGGGAATGGAATTCGGGGTGTGACTTGAGGTCGAGGACCTTGAGCCGCTCGCTGAACGTCTTGTTCTGCGTCTCGAGCTCGGCCAGGCGCGCCTTGGTCGCCTCGTCGATCGGCGATCCAGCCATCTTGAGCTTGGCCTCCAGCTCCAGGCGCAGCTTACGCTCCTCGGTGGCCCTTTTCTTGAGCTCGTCCCAGCCGGCGCGGCTCTTCGCGTTGTCGGGCGGGGCCTGGAGGCCCTTGTCGATGTCCTCTAGCGTCGGCGCCTCCGCCTGCGCGGCCGGGGCCTCTTGCTTCGCCGCAGTTTTCAGCACCGTCGCCAGGGGATCCGGCTTCACCGGCTCCTTCGCAGGCTCCTTGGGGGCCTCCTTCGTCGGTTCCTTGGCGGGCTCCTTGGCGGGAGTCTGCTGGGCCGCGAAGAACTCGTTCGCCGCGGCAAGATGATCTTCCCCACCAGCGTCAGCAGCAGGAGGGGTAGTGGGACTGGTTTCGGTGCTCATTCGGTGAAGTTTTCAGCCGGCTCACGCTGCTCCCTAGGCGCTTCAGCGAGCTGGAGCAGCCGGTCGCGGTACATCTCCCAGCCCTTGATTCGGGAGAGGTAGGTAACCGCGGCCCGCTCGTCCCACTCGCTCCTGGCGTAGCTCGGGAAGCGCAGGTTTGTGCCGGGGTGGTGGGCCTCCATTAGACCGATGACGCGCTGGGTCATCGACGAGGCCAGCCATTCGCGGATCTCCATCCGCTCGCGGTTGGTGAGCGGATCCTTGATCGGGGCAGGGATGCGGACGATGCGTGGAGCGGAGGGGAACAGGTTGCGGAAGAAGGCTAGCATGGGACTTGCGGGAAACTTTACTGGGGCGCCGTCGCACCCACTTGGCCGGCGGGGCTAAACCCCGCGGCGTTCGGGTCGCCCGGCGGGGCCTGCTGCGTCTGGTTGTGCATCTTCTCGACCATGCGGAAGATGCCCTCCGCCGCGGACCGGACCGCCGTGAACCGGGGCCACAGTTCGCGGTACAGGGCCTCCTGGAGCTTGTCGGCCTTGAGGAAGTTAAAGTGTGCCTCGAGGTGCGGGATGGCGTTCTGGAGGGCGATGAGACCGTTCGGATCGATGCGGCCGGTAGCGTCGTAGTTGTGGACGATGACCTCCATCGGCTGGAGGTGCTGCGGCGCGTGCGCGGCGTGGTTGTCCTGGGGATCGACTGGGAGCGGGTTACCCTCGCCCATGTCCGAGTTTTCCATCAGCGCCAGGCGCTGGCTCTTGATGTCGGCGGTGGCGTCGACCGGCAGCAGCGCCTTGGCCACCGCTTGGGAACCGAACTTACTGGTGACCCACTTTTCCTGCATCCAGCGCCGGTTTGCCTCGGGGAGTTGCATGCCTTGCAGCGCCAGGTCGCCCTGCATCGCGAGATTCATCGCGCCAGGATCGGCGCCCGTGCGGACCGCGATTTCGCCGCTGTAGAAAACCGTCTCCGGCATGCCCATCTCCTCGATGCAGCGACGGCGGAACAGCTTCGCATCGGGGTCCGGGTTTCCGCGGGTCCGGAGGCGCCGGAACTGCTCGCTGAACAAGTTGCGGGCGATCTGGCGGAGGTACAGGGTCGCGTTGGCGACGTCGACCTGGCTCTGGATGTTGGCCAGGATGTTCGCCTGCGTCGCCGTGTCGGTCTGCTGGATCTGCTTCCCCTGGTCGCGGTAGCGCGCGTTGTTGTACGACTGCTGGGCGTCGAGCATCTCGATCGTCTCGAGGACCGAGCGCCCGGTGGGGTAGCTGCCCACCTGCTCCACGTCTTTCGGCAGGAAGTTGAACGGGCCCACCGAGGTGATCGGCACGGTCTCACGCCCACCCTCTGAGAGGTCGCGGAAGTTGAGCCCGTCGATCAGGGTCCGGTCGACCGCGCGGCTCTTGAGCCGGTTCTGCACGGTCGCGAGCTGGAAATTTTTGACCCCGAATCCCTTCGTGCCCCACCAGTCGCCATTGCCGGCGTCGAAGAACACCGCCGCCAGGGTGTGAACCATGCTTTCCGGACGGGAGTCAGAGCCGCTGTCGTCGAATAGGAACTTGTCCTGGTGCTCCTGGCCCTCGGCGAAGATCATCCGGCTGATCTTCGTGTCGTAGTCGCGCACCAGCAGGTGGACCAGCTTGACCGGGTCGTGCCCGGTCGTGACTCCGAGCGCGTTGTCGCGCATCAGCCGCTGCAGCTCCAGGACGTCCTGGCCGGTGACCGGCGTGGACACCGCGCCGTCCTGCTTCACGAACTCACGCACCAGCATCTCCTCGATCGCCTCCGGATTCCAGCCGCGCTTCCGCGCCGTCGCTTTAGAATCCGCGGTGCGGACCAGCTCCCACAGAAAGTCGACCTCGAGCTCCTGGCGCACGCCGAACAACGTCAGCTTCTCGACGCTCGCCTTGGATCGGGTCGGCACTTCGACCTCACCGAGGCGCACCGCCTCCCACCGGGCGGACGACTTGTCGTTCCAGAACGCGACGCCCACCCCAAACGAGACGTGGTTCTGACTAAAGAGGAGGTAGTTTCGGACGTAGTCCGGGCCCCAGTCGTCGATGAATCGGTTGAAGTTGTGTTGAAAAGTCTGCTCCCATTTTTCAGCGTTCGGATCGTCCGGAGTCAGGTACTGGACCGACGCCAGGTTCGTCGTGTCATGGAGGAGGCGCCAGTAGCTGATCAGCACCTGCTCGAGCGTCGACGCCGCGTCGCGGAAATTCACGTTGCAGCGCCAGGACTGCCCCAGCTCAAGCAGCTCGCGGTTCGAGAACGGCGGCGCCCCGTCGAGCTGGTTCTGCACCTGGACCCACTTGTTCCGCCGGACCTCCGACGCCGTCCTCAACTTCAGCCAGAGGGATCGCGCCGTGGCGGCGTCGCGGATGCGGCGCTCCGACGACGTCGGCAGCGTGGAGGTCGGGTATGAGTCCATGCGGTCAAGGCGTTGTATCCGAGGCAGAACTACCCTGCAAGGGGCTGCCGGGTCTCTGCCAGCACCAGGGCGGGAACACCGTGTCCGGAGAATTGCCGGAAAGGACGACGTTCAGCGGCAGATTGACCTTCGCCTGGAGGCTGCACCCGCAAGCCATGCAGACCGAGATCCCGGGGTGCTTCCGGCCGGCTGGGATCGTCGCTTCGATCGTTTTGTAGACCGCCGAGCAGGAGCAGAGGGAGGAGGGCTTATTGAACGGGCAGCCACGGCAGACGGATGCACGCGCGTGGGCCTCCTCGGGCGGGCAGAAGGGGGCCTTGCCTGCCGCCACCTCGGCGAGAGATGCCACCACCGCCCGGCCCAGGGACAGCGCCATTCCGGTGGTCAGGCTGGCAGTCAGGTCGGCTACCGGGACATGGGTCTCGCCAGGCTCAGGCTCGCACCAGGTCGTGTCCAGGCCGGCGCAGATCTGCCGCTGGACGTCGAGTTTGGTGTTCTCGGGGCTCAGGTTCTTGTACTTCCGGTGCGGGATAATCTGGGCAACCAGGCCCTCGAACGTGTCAGAGTCGAAGCGCACCGCAGTTTCCGGCTGCACGTAGCGCCAGCCGCCCGGAGGGACATCGCGGAAGGATTTGATGAGGGCCATCAGGCGGTCGCGTACTCGCGCTCCGGGTTGGTGACGTTGCTGTACTTCACGGCCCGCTTGAGCATGCGGGTGTCGCGGGATCCGACGGAACCGGCAGCCAGCGAACCGGCGACGCCACCCTTCCGGCGGAGGAGCTCGATGAGCATGACGAACGCATCGGCCTCGTCCGGAGAGTAGCCGAGCCGCTCCTTCATCTCCTTCTTGGTCTCGATGCGGATTTTCTTGTCCTTCACCGTCTCGTACTGCCGGGCAACGAGCTGATCCCGCAGCAGTTTGAAGTCCTCGTTCAACCCGCCCACCAGTCCCTCCTCCATCCAGGCCCGGCCGGCCCACCAGAGCTCGGAAACGAAGCGGTCGAACAGCTCGGTGCAGTTTTCCAGGTCGCTTTTCTTCAGCCGGCGCTCGGTAGCGCCTCCGCCGAAGTTGCAGCGACTGATTTCCGGCGACCATTCCTTCTCCAGGATGGCAGCGACGCCGCGGCCAGCGCCCGTGACGTCCAGGATGAAGTTTTCGGGCTTCACCTCGTACTTGGCGCAGATCCGTTTGACCTCGTTGGCGATCAGGTAGTCGAGTGGCTCCGATTTGTCGGTCATCGAGACCTTGATCGGCATCGAAACGACCATGTTGAGCGCGAAAGCCGAGTTATTGGCGCCCCCGTACTCGGCGATCGCCAGCGCACACTGGTCTCCGCCCTCAAACGCGGGATCTAGGGCCGCCACGCGCACCGGAGGCATCTGGTATTCGAGCTTTTTCTCGGCCTTCGCCAGGATCGACGACGGAAAGATGACGCCAAACAGCCCCTCGGGGGCAAACCAGCCGCGAACGAACGTCCACCACCTCGGTGAGCCCTCGCCAAAAGCCTTTGCTACGCTGTCCAGGTAGTCCTGGCGGATGAGGAACGGGAAAACGGTCTTGCCGTACTTGATGTTGGCGCTCTTGAGACCGTCCAACCTGATGCAAATGCCGCCTCGCTTGGTTTCCCAGAACTGATCGACGTCGGGATCGATGTGGCCCCAGCCGTTTTGGGGTTCGCACCAGGTTCCGAACTCCGAATAGCGCCGCGTCGGGTTGGCGAGCTGCGCCATCCGGAAGTCGGGGTCGGTCATCAAGTTCGCGGCCGCCTCGAAAATCGCCGAAGGAGTGCCCTGCGCTTCGTCGATGACGACGTACCGTCGCTTTCGCGAGTGCGTGCCCTGGATTTTTTCGACCGCATCCTGACCACGGTCCGTGGCAATACCCTCAATGACATACTTGTCCTCCTTCGTGCCGGCCGGACGAATCGTCATGTCGTGGTTCCGGACGTCGAACATCACGCCGCCCAGAGTGCCTGGCGCAATTTGAGCGGTTCGGATCGCCGACACCGTGTCGGCCCAGAGCCGCTTGCGAAGACCTGGTAGGTGCGTCGACGTCAGCGTGATGATCGAGTTTTCCGCGTCCGCGATGTAGGACGCGGCGGCGATGTGGCCGAACGTGTGCGTCTTGGCCGCCGACGCGTGCCCGATGATTGAGACGACCCGGTACTTGCACCAGGCCCAGGTAAGCAGCTCGAGGTCGTCGCGCCACCGCGGGACGCCAGGTTCCACCTCTCCAGCGTAGAGCTGAGGCCAGAGGGCGATCATCGCGTTGCGTAAGTGCCCCTGCTGCCCCAGACCGCCTTTCTCCGGCGTGCGCCCATGCGCGAAGCAGCAGAGCTCGATCATCGCATCCGACCAGCCATCCGGGAAGTTGGCCTCGTATTTCCTCAAGTCGGCAGCGTCTCGAAGAAGCGGACGTAGACCGTCCTGTTGTTGACCCGCATCGCCAGATAACTGCCTCCGGCTGGGGCCGGGTCTTCGCCGCACACGATGTGGCTACTCCCGTTAGGGTGGACGTCGAAGTTGCTGCTGCTGAACCTGCCGTTCGACACGTTGCACAGCCCGTTCGTGTCGACGTGCAGACGGTCTGCGCCAGAACGGTCCCGGATCCGTACGTGGCCTGACGCCACGTTGGCGGGGGTGATGAGAACGGCGCCGGCAAACGACGGGACCGTCGGGTACTCTGAGCCAAACACGTCAAGCTGGCCGCCCTGGCCCGAGCCGTCGCCTGCGCCGCCGTTGACGCGCACGATGCCCTGCTTCCAGGTCGACGAAACCGTACACTGGTCATTCAGCTCGATCTTGCCGCCGAGAAACCGCGGCGTGGTGAGCTGCACATTGGCCGCAATCCGGTCGCCGGTGATCGAGTTGGCCACGATCTTGTCGGCGCCGACCGTGCCATTGACCAGCAGGTTGCCGTTGATCACCGCTGTGACCGCGATCCAATTGCTGCCGTCCCAGAATCGAGTCTGAGCAAAGTTGACCCCGTTGGAGATCGTCACCTGGTCCAGCAAAACCTTGGTCAGGCCGCGGGCAGTGATTGCAGCTTCAGCCGTGGCGTCTACCCATGCCGAGCCGAGTGCGTAGAACTGACTTGAGCCTCGCGATCCGGGAGTTCCGGAAGAACCAGCCGGTCCTTGCGGACCCGTATTCCCGGTAGAGCCCTGCGCTCCACGCTCCAGGAACAGGACCCAGGCGCCGGCGCTGTTCTTGACGTACGAGTTTCCGTCGGTCGTGTTCTTGTAGATCGAATTGACGGCGTAGCCCGCAGAGGGTGCTGAAGCGAATGACCCGATGTAGGTGATCGGCGGAGTCGACGCGTTGTTCGCGACGTCGCCGAGTGGGACGCCGTTGACGACCAGCGTCGAGTTGAGCGTCAGGGTGTCGCCCACCAGGCTGAACGGGACCTTGCTCCCGTTCGCCGAGTAGATCTTGAACGCATCAGCCGCAAACGCGACTTCGCTCGTCGGGCTGATCAGGACGCGGGAGACGCCGCCGCCCAGCAGGGTCGCCACCGCCGCAGCGCCCGTGCCACCGCCTCCGGTCAGGACCACCTTGGGTGCCACGGCATAGCCGCTGCCCGCCGCGGTCACCGTGATCGCAGTAATAGCGCCGCCCGAAATCGTCGCCACTGCGGCGGCCCCGCCGCCCGGCGTGCCGGGATGGTTCTCGAACGTGACCGTCGGCGCGGAGGTGTAGCCGCTGCCGGGCGAGAGCCCGTCGGCCGCCGTCACTGTCATTCCGGCGACCTGGCCGCCGGCGGAGACCCGCAGCGCGTACTGTCCGCTCACTCGCCCGTCCGCCAGGGCGCGGGCCGCGGCTTCCTGGTTGACCTTTGAGGTAGCGTCGTTGGCCGCCGCGGTAATGGCCTCGGACTTCGACGAGTCCGCGTAGCCTTTGGTCGCGTAGGTCGTTTCCACCGTGTTCAGCCGGGCCTCCGCGTCTCCGACGTCGGCCACCAGGGTGTTGGTCGTCTGCGCGAGCGCCGAGGTCGCGTTTGCCTGGGCGGTAAGCTGCTGCGTGATCTGCGCCTCGCTGTTCGCGAACCTGGCCGCAAGCGTGAGCGTCTGCTGCGCCAGGGACTCGGTCGTCGACGCCGTGACCAGACGGATCTCCTCGATGCTTGCGGCGCTGGTGTTTTGACCGTCGTCGACCTTGGCCTCCAGAAGCGTCACCTGCTCGGCGAGCGCGAACCCCGGCTCGACCTGGGTCCGCAGGATCATGCCGGCGATCGCCGAAGAGTTGACCGTCTTACCATCGAGCTGCGCCGTGAGCTTCGACGCAGCCGCCAGGATCTTTTTGTCCGCGGCCGCGGTCGCCTTATCCAGGGCAGAACGAAGTTCGTCCAGAGCCGCCTGACGCGCCTCGGCTTCCCGCCTGATGCGGGACAGCAGCAGTTCGTCAGGAATCGTCGACATTACTTGCCCACCTGCTTCTGGTGGCGGATCCCGATCCAGGCGTACCCGACCGCAAAGGAGAAGGTGACGATCTCAGGCTGCAGCCCGCCGAGCTGTTCGGACGGGAGGTTCCACACGTACCAGCAGGCTCCGATGACCATGACCGGACGGACCAGCTTGGTGATGCACTCGACCACGGTCAGCATCCCGTGCGTCCATGCGGGCGCGCCCGCGGGCGGAGTGTAGGTCGAAGTGAATCCCTCCTGGGCCTTCGTGAAGGCAGCAAGCTCGCCGATCGCGATGTCCTTCTCCTTGATCGCCTGCAGCTCGGCAATGCGGCGCTTGGACGCAGACCACTCCCGCGCCTCGGACGCGAAAGTGCCGAGCAGTTGAGTGACGCCGCCGAGGACCGTGCCGCCAGCGGCCGACATCAGGAACGAGATGAGGCTCATACTTTGACCCACCAGCATTTCGCTTCGTCGAGGACCCACCCGGTCCCCGTGGGCCTCGGCGGGATGAACGCATCACGCACCGAGTCGTACGTGTAGCCGGGCTGTGCGTAGTTCTTTCGGAGCGGCGTGCCGCCATGGATGTGGACGCCGCGGCGGGTGTTGTACGAGGTCTGCAGCCAAACCCCACCGAGGCCGACGTCCTGGGACAAGAAATCGGAGCCACGGTGCTCCTGCTCGTCCGGGACGACGAGGACGCGGATCACGGTCTGGCTGGGATCTAGTTCAGCGAAGTGTGCCATGTTATGCCGCTTGGAATGCCACGAATTTGACGATCACTATCCCAGAACCACCAAGTCCTCCTAAACCGCCGCCTGTGAACGACGATGACCCGGCAGCTCCACCGCCGCCACCGCCACCGCCGCCGCTGTTGACCCCACCGTCAGCGGCGTTCGATGCGCCAAATACTTGTGTCTGGCTGTTTTGGCCGCCCTGTCCTCCGTTGCCGCCACCGTAATTACCAGCACCGCCATTGCCGGGTTGGGTGCCGGCGTTTGCGGATCTAAAACCGCCACCGCCGCCGCCACCGCCGCCACCGCAGATTAATCGGCCCCAAGTCGAAAATAAATTTGGCCCTGCTGTTCCGTTGCTACCGTTACCACCACTGGTACTCGAACTTCCAGAACCCGATCCTTCAGCCCCGCCGGCGCCTCCGGTTACGTTCGCAGCAATAGTAAAAGGAGATGAGGACAGGATTAAAGTGGACGTACTCTGAGCACCCCCCACCGTCGCAGCATAGTCGGTGTTTAAGCTCCAATAATCTAGCACAAGACCGGAGGTCGCGCTGTTGTACGAACCACCATACCCACCAGGTCCTCCAGGAGTTCCATCGAAACCGTCTTCTTGCTCACCGCCACCTGCGCCGCCGTTTCCTCCGTTGGCCACAAGGACATTTACTGGAAGATTCGCCACACTTCTCTGGGTGACCCTAAAATTCCCGGTAGAAGTGAAGGTGTGGATCTGATACACGCCGTCGTAAGTGATCGTGCCCCCAGTCGCATTAGCGACTCGGGTCAAGGCAGGAGCCCCCGAGAAAAGCATCTGCTGGATGGACATGTTAGGTAAGCCCGGCGCCAGAGATCACGAACGTGTCCGACCCGACGCAAAGCACCGTGGCCACGCCCCGCTGCGCCAACGTGCGATTGCCGGTCGTCGCGGAGCCGGCCAGGTACATCGCGATGCCGCTGCCTGATGTGATGGTCTGGCTCGACGCACTGTTGTTGTAGATCGTAACCGCGTCGCCGACTGAAAAAGCCCCGGACGGGACGGTCACGCCACCAGTCGTAATCGCGACGTGCTTCCCCGCATCCGCCGCGACCAGAGGATACGCCGCAGTCCGCGCGTTCTGCGGGATCGAGCGGACGTTGCCCTTCGTGTCGCGCAGGTCGGAGAGCGGCATCCGGCGCGTGCCAAAGGCGTTGCCGTCGAGGGGGATGAAATCAGAGGTATCCGGAGTCGCGGCCTGGGAGGCGATGTCTTTGATCCGTGTGGGCATGGTTGCAGCGTATCGATTTGGTTAGGACGAAACAAGGGTTGAGCCAGCCGAGTCGACCAGGGGGTCCCCGTTGTCCAAAGTGAGCGCCTTGGGATCGACGACCGACGTGACGGTGAGCGGAGCGTTCACGGCGGTGGTGCCCGAGAAGACGCCGAAGTCGGCCACAAGCGCCGACGCATCGGAATCGACCAGCGTGTCCCCGCCGGAGATGGCCAGGACGCCGGAGCTGATCTCGAGGACCCTGGAGACCGGAGCGGTGATCGCAGTTGACCCAGACACCGAAATAGTCGGACGCCGGACCGAGGTGAGGCTCGCGGAGTTTGCGGTGGACCCCGAAGACGGTAGGGCCGCGGGCATCGAGGCGCGGACCCCGGGAGCGAAGACCGAGCCACCCTGGATCGCGATCGCCAGCGTCGTCGACACCCGGGTGCTGACGCCGACCACGGTGCCGCCGACCACCTCGACCCCCGAACCGCTCTGCACCAGGATCCCAAAAGTCGACACCGTCGACCCGAAGGTCTGGCCCGAGGTCCGGACCGCCGCGATGGCCGTGAATTGCGAGACCGTGGACCCAGCCTGGGCCGCGGAGACGCGGCTCGCCGCCACGATGCTGCCGGTGACCGCCGTAGACCCCGCAATCACCAGGCCGTCGCCGACCAGGAAGTCTCCGTTCTCCAGGGCGAAGGGATCCCCGCCCGAGGTAGCCAGCAGACCGGACTGCAGGGAGATCAGGCGGGGCACCGACGCCAGGACCGAGGTGATGCCGACCGACGCCGACGAGACCGGGGCGGTGGCCGACGCCGAGCCAAAGACAGCGGTGGAGCCAGAAGACGCGAACGACGTCCGGGACTGTGCGGCAGCCGCAAACGCGACATCCGAAGCGCCGGACACCGCCGCCGACGTGCGAGAGACCGCCGCCAGTGCGTTTAAGACGGATGTCGAGCCGGAGACCGCAACCGATGCCCGGGCGCTCGAGATAATGGCTCCAGAGACCGCCGTAGACCCCGCGGACGCGCTGCTGGCACGCGCCTGGCTCACCGTCGCCCCAGCCACCACAGTGGCCCCCAAGGTCGACAACGCGGAACGCCGCAGATCAAACAGGAGCGGCGATACCGCGCACGCGCCGGCGCTTGAGACCGTCAGGCGGGCCGAGGTGGAGATCGAAGAGACCACCACAGTAGTGGCCCCCAGCGTCGAGACCGGACCAGTGCCCGCGACCAGCACCAAGCCGCTTGAGTCAACGATCGCATCATTCTCTGACGTGACCAGCTCCAGAGGAGCGTCCAGAAGGATTCGGCGGTCGAACGGCGAATAGAGTGCCGTGCTTCCGAGCGACTGGAAAGAGATCGGCACCGAGGCCAGCACGGTGGCCGAGACCGCGGTCGACCCAGACGGGGCGACGAGCAGACGAGGCGACGCCATGGTCACGGTGATTGCCGTGGCCCCCGCGAAGATCATGTCGTCCCCAACCAGGATGTCCCCGCCGGAGGTGACCAGCGGATCGCCTCCGGAAGTGACCAGCTCGGAGGTTCGGAGCGTCAGCGAGACCGCACTTGACGCCGAAACCAGAGAGGTGCCAGCCGACGAGACCGGGCCAACCGCTCGGCCGCGGAAGAGAACCGCGGAGAGCTGGGTCGCGCCGGCCGCCGAGCCCTGTGCCCGGACCTGGGATTGGATCGCCGCATAGACTCCACTCTGCCCGGAGACCTGGGTGGGGGCGTCGCACCGGGCCGAGATTGAGGCAGCGGTGCCGCAAATCCCGGCGTGGGTGGCGGTGATTCGGTCTTGCGAGCGAAGCGCGAACGCCAGCACCGTGGATCCAGCCACCGGGACCTGCAGCGCCGTCGACTCCTCGAAGCTGGCGGACACCGACGTAGATCCGGCGGAGGGGAACGGGAGGCTGGTCCGCACCGCCACCGCGATAGAGACCGCCGTTGCGCCCGCGATCGACGGAGCCTCGCCGAACCCGATGAACGGGATGACGGACATCGAGGTGCCGCCGACCTGGGCGCAGAACAATTCCGTCCGGACCCTCAGCGAAACCGTCGCCTGCGTTTGACCAGTTTGCTGGATCTGATCGCTGTACTCCTCTAGCCCCGATCCAGACTGGTCGACTATCAGGTCCCCCGTGTTGGTCACCAGATCCGACAGCGCGGACAGGGTGACCGCCCTGACCAGCGACGCACCGATCGCGGAAGCACCAGCCGAATCAAGGTCGGGCCGCACGACCGCGGCAAGGGCGGCACCAACCAGGGTAGACCCAAAAACCTGCGGCCGAAGCGCCGCCCCTCCGGCCTGGACCGCCACAACCGTCGAACCAGCAACGCTCGCAGCAAAACGCACCGTGCCGGACAAATTTGCAGCGACCGAGGTTCGCCCGATGAAAAGCAGATCGGACGACTGGACCAGGAAGTCGTTGTCAGAATCGCCGAGCAGTCCGTACCCGTAGATCGACAAAAACCCGTCCTGCAGGAAGACGAACCGCGTCCCGCCGACAGTGACGTCGGTGCCGTTGATCGAGTAGACCACCAGCGGCACCGTCGACACCAGCGAGCCGGAGATCGCAGTAGACCCGCCAACCGACACTCCGAAATCCGGGTACTCCGAGACCAGCCCCACCGAGATCGCGGTGGACCCATCGAACACCATGTCCCCCGCCACCAGAGGCGGCCCATCGCTGCCGACGATGAGATCCCCACCGTCCGTCGCCATGTAGCCGCTGACGAGCGACGCACGACGATACAGCGTGGCGATCGACGAGGAAGAGCCGGAAATCAGCAGCGTCGCCTGGGAGCTCGCAACCAGCGAGGCGGTGGTCTGGGACGTGCCAGAGACGCCGGCAACCAGGCGGTCAGAAGACCGGAACGCAGGCAGGACTGACGTCTGCCCTTGCGCCGAGAACTGCAGCGTCCGCGACGCCGTGAGCGAGCATGTGACCGTGGTGGACCCCGGCGAAGACGAGACCACCGTGTACCGCGCAAGTGCCGTCGCCGACACCGAGGTGGCCCCGACCACCACCGGAGCCAGGACCGCCACGCGCCGAAGCGCCACGATCAGCTCACTCGAGCCCGCAATCTGAGACAATACTCGGCGCAGCACGCGCGCCACCAGAGACACCGCGGTCGACCCGCTCGACGGAGCCAGCAGGACCTTGGCGCCCAGCGAAAGGACCGCTTGCGCCGCCGCGTGCGCCAGGTCGAGAAACGCCTCGGAAGCATTGCGGACCACGCCGGCGATGCGACCGAGGCCCCAGATTGCCGAGATCCGGGACGCCGAGGACTCGGGCGCCGCGGAGACCTGGAGGGAACCTACCTGGACCGACGAGCCTCCGGCCACCAGGGAGACCGACGACCCGGGGATCGGGACGCCGGCCTCCCCGGTGCTCGGGGAGACGTGGGTGGCGGCCGCTGACCCCGCGACCACCACCGCCACGTTGTCGGGCGGATCGACCTCGACGCGGCCCGACGTGTTCTGGACGTCGGCCTGCACCTAGACGATCAGGTCTCGGTCAGCGTGAAGTTACCGACCGGAATCGAGACCGTGTCGTTCGAGTCGACCGTCTTGGACGAGATGGTCGCAAAGTACAGGAGATTGCCGCCGGTAGCTGCGTCAAACACGCCAACGGCGACCACACTGTTCCAGGCAGCCGTCGCGGTAGGCCAGGTGATGGCCGTGGCGTTGGACTTGGCGCCGCTGGTCGCCGCAGGGAAGTTGGTCGTGTTGTTCGAGAGCGTCGCCCGCGCATACGAGCCACCCGCAACCTCCTGGCCGCCACCGCCCGCAGTGGGGGCCGAATTGTACAGGCCGAAGTACAGCGTGGCCGGGGCGGTGAAGGCAACCGCACCAACCGGGAGGTCGAGCAGCTTGTTGGCGAGGTAGGTGGATTTAGGCATGGGTCAGGAGAGGGATTCGTTGATGACGACCGGGATGTAGCCGGTCGTCGGGAAACTCTGCCTGGCGCCGCCACTAAACGTCGCGACGAACTCGCCCAGGTAGTAGCCGGTTACGGCCGTGTCGGTCGCGCTCCAGGCGAACCGCACGGCGCCGGTCAACGCATTGTCGATCGTCGCCGTTTTGGTCCAGAGCACCGAGCTCTTGGTGTACGTCACGTCGCCCGAGCACCCGTCGGTCGACGCCACCGTCGAAGCCAGGCGGAACTGCACACTCGCGCCAGTCAGGTTGACCGCGCCGGAGGCGTCCTCGAGCGTCGCGACCAGGTCGGGACGGCTGTCGTTGGCCTTGAGGGTGAAGCTCTGCACGGGGTCAGGCGCTGGCGGTGCGGCCGCGCGCGACAAACACCGTCGCGCTCATCTGGGAGCCCGCGTTGCCGGCGGAGCGGGCCTTGGACTGCTGGGCGGACCACGCGGTCGCCCCGGACGCCGGCTTGCAGGAAGCCTCGGTGCAGTCCGCCTGGGCGCCGCGCTGCTCGTGGGTCATGGCCGGCTGGCAGCAGTCGGACGTGTGCATCTGGTGGGTGGAGAGCGCCATGGATCCGTGGATACAAGTTCCGGAGCGCCTGGTCAACGGGGTGCCGGGACTAGCGAAAACGAAAAAACACACCACGCTTCGTGGCCAGGGAGCGCGAAAAGCCGGCGGCCCTGCGGGCGGGGGGCCACCCCCACCCCGGCCAGGGGGTGGGGGAGGGGTGGGTTAGTCCCATCACTACTCGCCGAGGCTGAGTGAGACCGATACCACCCAGCACCTGACTGATACCGATGCCTGGTCGGATCGAGGTCGATACCGAGGCGAAGCGAGGCGGATCGCCGAGGCACGAGCTACCTGCTCGAGGTGAGCGATGCAGCAAGGTTCGCGACGCGTTCGGCGTAGCGATGCGCCATTGCCGGCGAGCGTCGATGCACGGTCGCATGCAGCCCGGAGTTCCAGGCGAGCGCGACGTGATACGCATCCTGCGGCAGCCTCGCCTTGGCGAGACCGCGGCAGATCCACGCGTGATGCAAAAGCGCCACGCGCAGCGCCTCGTCGCGATCGAGCGCCAGGCGGTGAGGCTTCGAGGTGTGCATGCGCCAGGTGGCCGCCTTAAACTGCCAGGGCCCGAGCTCGCCGGATGCGCCTGGGCGCGTGAGCTCGCGAGGGTTCTCGACCTGGCGGATCGCCTCCAGCGTCGTGCGCGCATCACTCGCGATCGCAGTGCAGGCTGCCGCGCAGGCGAGCACGCATGACAAAAGCTTATTCATCGTCATCGAGGTCAGAGTCATGGGCAGAGTCGCGGCCAGGGTCAGCCGAGAGCTCGACAACTGGCGTCGCCGGCAACGGAGCATCAGGGTTGTGCGCGGCGAAGTTGAACGTGTAGACGCTCGGGCCCGAACGCGTGCTCGAGGTATCGATGCCAGCAGCGCAGCGATACGTTGCGGTCAGTGACTTGAGCGCGCTGGCGGCAGCGTTGAGCGCGCGGGGGTCGCGTGCGTCGCGCACGAACGAGGCGGCGCGGTCGAGGCCGGCGACAGCACCTTCCGCGACGCGGTCCATCACGCGTGCGTGCTGGTTGGCGAGCTCGCGCACGATGGCGCTGTCCTTCTTCTCCTCCACCGGGCCGAGCTTCTCGACGATCAGCTTGCGGCGCTTGGACCAGCCGCGCGTGTTGATCAGGCGCTGGACCTGCGTGACCGCGTAGTCGGTCTTGTACTTCGCGTTGAGGTGCGCGGTGACTTCGCTCGGCGGGAGCATCATCCGCATGTACGCATGCCGGACGAATTTGAGGTGAACCTCACTGAAGATGTTGGGACGTGCCACGGGACCTGGCCAAAGTACCAGTCGCGCCAGGCGCAAACAAGGGTCAGGCGAGCCGAGCAATAGGCCAAAACGGGGCGATCGGGGGCCTGAGAGGGGTAGGACCGCGGCAGGAGGGCGATCGCCCCGCAAATCGCACGCATTCGGTGGTGATGACGCCGATGGCAGCTTGTGACAGAGCCTCTGTCACTACACCGGGCTTAGAGCCACAACGACTTAGCCCTCCTATGACAGAGATGACATATATTTTAGATATGTATATGTAGTAGTATAGTATGGTATAGGATAGGTATATATTTATATTATAGGGGTTTGGTTTTGCGTGTCATTCCGCCCGTTTGGGCCTATCCCGCGGAACATCAGCCACTAACGTATGACTTTGGCTTTGTCATCGACCTGATTTTGTCATTCCGGAAACTGGGAAAATAGGTATAAACACCCAGTACCCCTGGTCCCGCGGCTGTCCCACCCCGGTGCTACGGTTGCCTGATGACCCGCACCACCCGTCGCCCGGCCGCCAGGTTCCCCGTGACCCTGGATCCCCGTCCCCAGCGTTCCTTGACCCCAAAATTGGGGTTAACTACGCCCGCCTCCGGGTTTGCGAACCACAGCAAACCAATGGGTGGATGTAGGCCCACCCCCATGCCCCGCCAGGCCTCCGCCTCCCGCCACCGAACCAAAATTCTGCTCGGCGTCGTCTCGACGCTCTGGCTCTTTGTCCCGGTCAACCGCCGCCAGGGCGCTCTGAGAGCCGTCGAAAGACATCTCGGGCAATCTCGTCCCGCAGCAACGCGAGGTCCTGGCGTGTCACGCCGGCCGGCCCCGCCTGATTCTTGCGCTCGGCCTCAATGAGCCGGGTCAGGAACTGCGAGAGATTTGACCCCTCCCGCGCAGCGGCTGCCTGGGCCCATTCATGGACCCGTTTGTCGAGGGAGATGTTGATCCGTTTTTTCAGAGGCAGTGATTGGCAACGGTACACACGAAACGAGCTCTGGCAACTTTTTTGTTGTTCTAAAAACACACGTCGTACACACAGCGTAAGTAATTCCCTACCACGACATGCCACGAAAGCCCAAGTACACCGCGCCTCGGCGCATCAACATCATCCTCGAGGCCGCGCTCCATGAAGACGCGGTCCGTCGCGCTGACGACTTCCGCCTTGCCGGCGGCTTCAGCGAGTACGTCGCCCGCCTAATCCAGGCCGACCGGGCCCGCAAGGGTCGGGCGGTCATGAACGTCGACCTCAACGCCGCCTGACCATGAGCCCCAAAGCGATTCTCGCCGGCTGCGTGATGGTCGCCGCCCTCCTAATCTTCGCCGTGATGGCGGTGATCGAAACGATCCTCCGCGGCCGGAGCGTACTCAGCGACTGCGGTCTCGACCATGACAGCGAATAACCTGCACCCTGGCGCCCCGGTTGCCCGGACGACGCTGCGCCCTCCTCACCGGGTGGTCGAGATGCTCGACTGCCACGCGCACCACAACCGCATGACGCGGTCCGAGGCGATCCGCGATGCGCTTGACCGCTATCTGACCGGCTCACCGCTCGCCTGCGCCGGCACCTCCGGTCGGCTGTACCGGCACCTCAACTCGCGCCTGGTGCCGAGGCCGCTCCCGTTCTGCTGTGCTCCGACCAGGCTGGCGCAGTACCGGACGCAGGCCGCGCGCCTGGGTCATCAATCGCTCTGCGGTCTGGTGGCCGTGGCGATCGCCGACATCAGCGGGGTGCGGCCATGACGCTCCGAGATCTCGAGACCCAGATCGCCCGGCTGCGTGCCGCGGGCGCCCACCCGCTCACGCCCGTCGTGCTCCAGGACGTGGAGCACACACAGATCCCTCTGGACGAGGTGATCGAGGACGCGGGCCGCATCGTCATCCGCCCGAGCTGGCTCATGGCGCTGGAGGACGATGCCTGAGCGACCCACTCACCCTAAAGTCCCTACCACATGAACATCATCAACCGAATCCTGATGCGCCTCGGGCTCAAACTCGTCTCGTTGCGCGATCCGCACTCCCTAACGGCCGAGCAGTGGGCGGCGCGCGAGGCGAAGCTCCAGCACGCGCTTTGTCGCGCGTACCGCAAGACCCACTTCTGGAAGCGTCGCGCGCTATGAGCTACCACCAGGAGGTCGCATCCTCGACACTCCGGACGCTTGAGTACCTGGTGGCCAAGCACTGTCGGCGCCAGGAGGAGGTGCGGCCCAGGATCAGGCGCGAGGTGTTGGCGGCGATCCCTCGCACCGCCGCGCGGAAGCCGCAGACGAGCGCGCGGATGACGCCCGCGCTGCACGATGCGATCTACGCCGAGTGCGAGGGGTACATGCCCTCGGACTTCGTCCAGGACCTGGCTGCGCGGCACGGCGTCAGCATGGCCACCGTCTGGAAGGTCCGGTCAAAGCGGCACCCGATGTACGACCGCATCCGCAGCGAGAAGGCGCGCATCGCGCACCTGATGCGCCAGGTCGGCCAGTAATACAACAACCCCCTACCGGAGGCCCCGTGGACCAGATATTCTGGGTCCATGGGGCCTCACGTTTTTGTCGCTGTCGATCCCGGGGCGTCCGGTGGCTGGGTGATCCGACACCGCGACGGCTCGATCGCCTCCGTCGGCACGTACACGGGCGACGGGGACGTGCTGCAGGTCTGCGCGTTTGTCCGGCGGTGCCACCACGCCGGCTACCCGTTTGCCGCGGTGATCGAGCACGTCTGGGCCTCGCCGGTCATGGGCGTGTCGTCCGCGTTCTCGTTCGGCGAGAACTTTGGTGCCTGGTGCATGGCGTTCAAGGTGGTCGGAATCCCCGTCCACGGCGTTTTGCCGCAAGCCTGGCAGCGGGTGGTGGCCCCGGACCTCAAGGCGCAGGGGAACGAGCGGAAGCGGGCGCTGAAGGCCCTGGCGCAGGAGCGGCACCCCGGTGCCCGCGTCACCCTGGCGACCGCGGACGCCCTCCTGATCTCTGACTACTGCGTCCAGACCGCGGCGGCCGGGCGTGAATTGGGGCCGCAGCTATGAGTGGTACCGCGATCACCCCGCTGCCGTTCCAGGCCGACGCCGTTGCCCACCACGTCCGCCTGCTGCGCGAGCGTGGCGCCTCGGCGGAGGCGAGCGTGGCGGGTTTCGGCAAGACGTTCGTGGCGTCATTCGTCGCCCGCGAGCTCGGCTACCCGATGGTCGTGCTCTGCCCGAAGGTGGTCATCCCGCACTGGCAGCGGGCTGCGGCGGCCGTGGGCGCGCCGGCGGCGAGCATCTCGAACTACGAGCAGCACAAGCTCGGGCACACCGGGATGGGTGGGTGGGAGATCCGGAACCGGCGGTGGCGGTGGACCGTGACCAGGCCGACGCTCCTGGTGTTCGACGAGGCGCACCTGTGCAAGACCCGCACCTCGCAGAACGCGAAGCTGATGGTGGCCGCGAAGCGCCAGGGGATCCCGACGCTCGTCATGTCGGCGACCCTCGCTCAGGATCCGACGGACCTGTTTGCGGCCGGCTACCTGCTGGGCCTGCACGCGGGCGAGCACTACGACTTTTTGGGCTTCCAGGCGCGGTTCGGCGTGATCCGCGATGGGTTCGGGTGGAAGTTCGACCCGCGGCATGACCCGACGGCGCTCAGGCGGTTGAATGCCGAGCTGTTTCCGAGCCGGGGCCACCGGAAGACGTACGAGGAGATCCCTGGATTCCCGGATGCCTCGCTCGACGTGCGTGAGGTGGTCGGTGATGCCGGCCGCCTGGCCGAGATCGAGGGCGCCTGGGCGCGGGTGGCGGAGCTCGAGGCGCTGCGCGAGACCGCGGTCAACGGGGCGGTGGAGCGGCTGCGGGCCCGGCAGCTCGCCGAGCTGGCGAAGGTGCCGGCCGTGGTCGAGCTCGCCAGGGACCTGATCGGGTCGGGCCTCTCGGTGCCGATCTTCCTCAATTTCACCGCTTCGATCGACGCGGTGTCCGCCGAGCTCTGCGCCCCGGTGATCGACGGCCGGGTCGGCGACCATGAGCGGGCCGAGGCCATCGACGCATTCCAGGCCGACCGCGTCCGGTGCCTGGTGGTGCAGTCGAGCGCCGGCGGCGTCGGCATCTCGCTGCACGACACGCACGGCCGCTACCCGCGGCACTCGCTGATCTCCCCGCCCGAGAGCGCGCGAGATTTGATCCAGGTGCTCGGCCGCAATCGCCGCGTGGGGCAGAAGAGCCCGGCGTTCCGCAGCGTGATCACGCTCGCCGGCTCGATCGAGAGCAGGGTGAGCGCCGCGGTGGCCCGCAAGGCCGACCAGATCGAAACGATCAACGACGGTGACCTGGATCCACTTTCACGATGAGACAAAATCCGAGGCAACTGCAGCGCATCAATGAGCTGATCGACAGCACCTGTATCGAGAACGGCGATACGGTGCAGATCCCCGACGGCCTGGAGGGTGCGTTCGTCGGCATCGACGGCAACGACGGCCTGCCGCGGGCCGTTTTCTCGAGGGAGCTGGCGATCGAGATCCTCATGCGCGACGGGCAGATGCAGTACGAGGACGCGGTCGAGTACTTCGAGTTCAACGTGGCCGGCGCGTACGTCGGCGAACAGACGCCTCTATGGATCCACACGAAGGCTTACATAACGACTCTGTGAGCGGGGCGCAGCAGCTCCACCTCCAGCTCGTCACCATGATAAACCGCTACGGGCATGAGGCAGACCTCTCGCTCTGCGAGGTCCTCGGCGTCCTGCGCCTGGTCGAGGAGGACATCCTGCAAAAGGTCCGCGAGCGCAACGCCGCGCGGTAATACATCAGTAATACACCAACGCTCCTGACATCGCCTTTCGACCTGCTTGGTTCACACCATGAGCACCGAGAGACCACACGCCGAGCGCAGCGCCAGCCAGCAGGGCGCGCTCGCGGTGTGCCCCGGCTACCGGCCCCAGGCGGCCGGCAAGCGGGCCCACTGGGTGACGGAGCAGGGCAACCGGGGACACGCCGCCCTGGAATCCGGGGACTCCGGCGAGCTGGAGTCCACGTTCGAGGAGCGCATGGTGGCCATGGCCGAGGAGTACGCATCGCGATTCACGGAGCTGGGCGCGACCGTCATCGACGAATTCCCCGTCGCGACGATCGAGGGCCGCTGGGGATACTGCGATCGCCTGATCATCAACGTGGACGGCACCGCGCACCTTCTCGACTGGAAATTCGTCCGGGCCAAGGAGGTCGTCGACGCCGACCATAACCTCCAGGGCAAGGATTACGTCGTGGGCATTCTCGACGACGAGGCCCGCTTTGGGGCGATCGAGCGCCTGCATGTGCATTTCGTGATGCCGCGACTGGGCGCCGTCACGCGCACGACGGAGCCGTTCACGCGGGCCGACCTGCCGCGGCTCAAGCTCGAGATCCTGGCCAACCTGGCGCGGGCCCGGGCGACGGACACGAAGCGGTTCCGCGGGGCCTCGCTCCACCCCTCCTACGACGTTTGCCGGTACTGCGGCGCGGCGGGCCGCTGCGTGGCCCTCCGCCGCATCGCGGACCGCCTGGGCCGAGCGTACGACCCCGAGGGCTACGGCAAGTCGCTCCCGGTGCCGGCGCAGACGCACGCCAGCGAGGTGACCGACCCCGCCGCCCGGGCCCAGCTCCAGGAGCTGGCCGGGCTCATGGAGACCTGGGCCGCGAGCGTGCGGCACCACAACCTGACCGCCGCCCTGGCCAGCCCGGACGCGGTCCCGACGGGCTACGTGATTGACTGGGTCAAGGGCCGACGCCGGGTGACCAGCGCCGAGGGCCTGCTCCTGGCCGCCCAGGAGTTCGGGATCTCGGCGCAGGATTTGATCGACGCGGCGTCGCTCTCCTGGACGCGGGTCGAGGAGACCCTGCGTTCCAGGGCGGCCCGCGGCGAGAAGGCCGAGATCGTGGCATCGTTTTCGCAGCGCCTGGTCGAGCTCGACGCGGTCGAGCGGCCGGAGCCTACCCCGAAGCTGGTCCGGGCCCGCCCGGCCCGCGTCTGACCCTCCCTACCATGAGAACCAAAATCGTACCCGCCGCGGAGGAGCCTGCCTCCACCGCTGTTTCCGTGATCGAGCCGGCGCCCCTGACGCACTACAGCGCCGATACCTACGACGACGTTTCGCGCGACGTTGAGGTCCCCGTCCTCGCGCTGATCAACAACGTCGGTCCCCTGGCCAAGCAGTTCACAAATAAGGCCGGCAATTTCGTCCTGGGTGACACGCTGGTCGGCGAGTCCGTGAAGGTCATTCCCGTGCAGGTCACCAAGTACTACCGTGAGACCGTGCGGAATGGCGCGACCATCAAGTACGGGTCGCCGGAGGATAAGGCGCGCCGAATCTTCTCGTCCGCCCAGGACGCGGCAAAGGCCGGCTACGCTGTGGATTTCGACAACCGCCACCCGAACCGGATCGAGGAGTGTGGCAAGATCGGCTACCTGGTGATCAAGCCGGCCGGCGACAAGAGCGGGGAGTTCGTGCTGAAGGCGGGCCCGCTTGAGCTCGCGTCGGCGCGGTGCTCTTACCAGCGCGGCGGCTATCGGGAGGTCTGGCGTCGGGTCTTTGAGCACGCGCATAAGCTGGCCCTTGCCAAGGGCGTGGCGACGAAGGGGCTCAACCACGGCCAAGTGTTCTACGCCGCCCAGGCGTGGACGCACGCGTGGACGCTGTCAGCGAGCCAGGTCGACGGTTCCCAGAATTCCTGGTGGGAGCCGCGGATCGCAAAGTCCGACGCGCTGCCCGCCGAGACGGTTGCATGGATCACCGCGAACTACGGTTCGCTTTGAGAGGATCCGGGGAGGCGCGCTAACGCCTCCCCGGGTGTGATCAGTAGTCCCTACCACGGAACATATGAGCACGGGCGATATCCTTTATCACATAACCATCGCCGGCAAGGCGGAAGAGCTCGTCGAGACGATCCACGGCCAGGTCAACTACCGCGACTGGTTGATCTCTGAGCGCGAACGCATCCGCCGGAAGAGCGGCTGGCCCGTGGACATCTGGACCAACCCGTCGACTGGCGAGATCTCGCTCGTCCACCTCCGCCTCCGCCGATGAGAGACGAGATCTGCAGGCTGCTGGCCGAGGAGCAGGTCTCCCGGCCAGACGGGGACACGTTCGTCGCGATTGACTTCGAGACGTTCTACCGGAGCGAGAAGGTCGCCCGGCGCGAGGGTAAATCCGCATGCTCTCTTACCCTCCAGGGCAACTGGGGATACTGCCAACATCTCGACTGGGAGGCGTACATGGTGTCGATCTACGCGCCGGACGTGCAGTACGTCGGCGACCCGCGGCGGGCGCCCTGGCACAAGCTGTATCACCGCACCTGGCTGTCGCACAACGCCGGCTTCGACCGCTCGGTGTACGAGCGCCTCGTCGAGCAGGAGATCGTCCTGCCGGTGGACTACAAGGAGTGGCATTGCACCGCGGATCTGGCCGTCTTCGCCAACCTTCCGCGCGCACTCAACGACGCGTCGGTCTGCGCGTTCAACATCAAGCTCGATAAGGCGGTCCGGCGCGACATGGACGGCGTGCGTTGGGCGTCGGTGCCCGAGGCCGAGCGCCAGCGGGTCCTGGACTACGCGCTGGACGACGCGGCGCTCTGCTGGCTGCTCTGGGCCCGGTACTCCAATCGGTGGCCTGAGATCGAGCGGTGGGCGTCGCTGCACACCCGCCAGATCGAGTTCCGCGGGATCCCCGTCGATCGGGACACGGTCGACCAGGACATCGCGGTGCTCGAGTCCGCGCTCTGGGTCGCCAAAAAGCGTATCCCCTGGGTGGATACTGAAGACGAAAACGGTCGGCCGATCGCGCTGCGGTCGAAGGCGGCGCTGGACCGCGAGTGTCTGCGGTGCGGCGTGACGCCGCCCAAGTCGACGGCGCAGAAATCCAAAGAGTTTCTTGAGTGGGTCGACGAGTTCGGCGAGCGGGTGCCCGCGGTGCTCGAGCTCGGTCGCTACCGCCGCATCGACCGTGCGCTGTCGGTCTACCAGGCGCTCAAGGCCCGCATCCGCCCGGACGGGCGGGCCGCACTGGGCCTCAAGTACCTGGGCGCGACGAAGACCGGCCGCTGGAGCGGCGCCAATAAGTTCAACCTGCAGAACCTCATGAAGTGGCCGCTCATGTTCACCGCCAGCTACGAGTGGGCCGACTCGATTTCGGATGCGGCACACATCGTTGATGTGCGGTCCTGCATCACCGCGGGGCCCGGGCGGAAGCTGATCATCGCCGACTTGGCGCAGATCGAGCCTCGGATCCTCAACTGGATCGTCGGGAACGCCGAGTTCCTCGAGCTGTGCGCTCAGGGCATGAGCCCGTACGAGGCGCACGCCCGGAGCTCGATGGGCTGGACGGGCGGCAACTTGAAGAAGGAGGCACCCGCGATCTACGCCCTGGCCAAGGCCCGCGTCCTGGCGCTCGGCTACGGTGCCGGCTGGCACAAGTTCATCGAGATGGCCCGCGGCTACCTGGGGTCTGAGCAGCAGTTCCTCGAGATCTTCGCCAAAAAGCCGGACGGCCAGCAGGTGGAGAAGTTTCTGTCCTACCTTCGTTGGATGCGTGACCGAATGAGCCATGCCGGCAGCAAAAAGATGCTGGCGGAGTGGGAGAGGCTGGATGACCAGACAAAACACATCTGGGTCAATTCCTGGGTCCAGGTGACCGAGTTTCGGGAGAGCAACAGCAAGATCCGCGCGTTGTGGGCCCGGCTGGACCAGGATCTGAAGCGTTCGTCGATGGAGGACGGGCACCATGAGACCCAACTCCCGTCGGGCCGCGTCCTCGCCTACTACGACGTGTCGCGCGCGCAGGGCTCGCACGCCCGTGCGAACGACCGCATGGCGCCCCCGACTCGCATCTACGGCGGGCTGATGGTCGAGAACTTGGTCCAGGCGCTGGCCCGCGACGTGTTCCTCGTCGGGATCCGCAACCTGGAGGACGCCGGCTATCGAGTCATTTTCCACGTCCACGACGAGGTGGTGGTCGAGGCGGACGCCTCGGCGTCGCGTGCCGACGTGGTGCGTCTCCTGACCACGATGCCGGACTGGGCGAAGAGCCTGCCGGTGGCGGCCGAGGCGGAAGAGACGGAGTGCTACAAGAAATGACGGCGCGCATAAACCTCAAGCGGCGGTGGTTTGGCCGGGCCACCGAGGCGCGGTTCATCGCGGACGCCTCGTCGCGCGGCCTGGTTGTGTCGCGCCCGTTCACGGAGGCGCCGGGCTACGACGCCGTTATCGACAACGGGCGGCGGCTGATCCGCGTGCAGATCAAGGGCTGCACGCCGAACTGCCGCGGCGTCTGCACCATCAACATCAATCGGCACCGCCGGGCCGTCCCGAAGTACGACATCCTGGTGATCTGGGTGACCAGTATCGGGCGCTGGCTGTTCCTGCCAGGCGCGACGCGGCGCCGGCAGTACCTGCAGCTCCGCGTGTGTGGCAAGTGGGCGCGTGCCGGCTGGGAGACCTTTACCAAATGAAACCGTTACCTGATTCGGGAGCTCGTAAGGAGTATCAGACTGGCGCCGTGCGCGACGCGGCGGAAGGGAAGGGGCACTTCCACGCGATCCCGCCCGGCGCGCTGCGGCGCATCGCCCGGCGGTTCGAGGACGGCGCCAGGAAGTACAGCCGCAATAATTGGATGAAGGGCATCGCCCTGAGCCACTACCAGGACTCGCTGTTTCGGCATCTCTTGGCGTGGGCCGAGGGCGATGCGTCGGAGGACCACATGGGTGCGATCCTGTGGAACGCCGCCGCGATGGACTGGACCGAGACCGAGATCGCCGCCGGCCGGCTGCCGGCGGAGCTCAACGACCTTCCGTACCGGGCCCCGCGCCAGACGACCACCACGGGGGGCCGCAGCATCTGCATCGAACCTATCCGCCTACCGTGACCGCCTTCTACATCCCAAACCACAGCACCAGCGACCTGCGCCAGGCGGAGCTGGCCACGCTGCCCACGCTGTCGCAGAGGCCAACCTTTCCGTCAAAAGCCGAGTTCGCCAAGTGGTGCCATGACCGCTCGACCCAGCATGTGTTCTACACCTTGGCCGAGCCGCAGCAGCCTTCGCTGCGCTCGTCCGGGGCCAACCCGGTCAAGTTTTTGCACGGGGTCGTCGCCGACTACGACGGCGCCGCGGACCTGGTCCAGGGCGCGCTGCGCCGGTGGACCCCCGCGGAAGGCAAAGCGCCGAGCTGGGTCACCACGACCTTCTCCAAGAAGGCCCGGCTGATCTGGGCGTTTGAGCGGCCGGTCCCGGTGTTTACCGGCGAGATCCTGGCCAAGTTCATGGCCAACCTGGCGAAGACGTTGGCGGTGAAGGACGCGGCGCCTGGGCTCGATGAAACCGCCTGGAACAATCCGCACACCCCATACGAGCTCGGCACCGACTGGCGCCAGCCGTGGGGGGACGTGACCCTGTCCCACTCGGTGGTCATGGCCGCGATCTACGAGGCCAGCGAGAAGGTCAAGTGGAGGGCTGATGACCTCAAGATCCCGATCGAGGCGATCGCGGCCGAGGTGGAGCGCCGGTGGCCCGGCCGGTGGGTCGGCCCGTTTGCCGAGGGCGCCCGCGGCCCGCGGTTTTGGGCCGAGAGCGCCGACAATCCGACGGGCTGCACCATCCGGGCCTCCGGCGTGCAGGCGTGGACCGGGGAGGCGCGCTTTATGGCCTGGACCGAAATTCTGGGTGCCGAGTTCGTCCAGAAATACCGGGAGAACCGGATCGGCAGCGCCATCGCTGATATTTACTACGACGGAAAGGAGTTCTGGGAGCGGAGTCCGGACGGCATTTGGGCCTCGTACCCGGCGCACCGCACCCAGCTCCGGCTGTCAAGCGAGCGCGGTCTGTCCTCGGAGGCTCGGCGGGGTCGGGTTTCCGAGACCGCGCAGGCCCTGGCCTGCATCGAGAACACCCAGCGGGTCGACGGGGCGTTCCCGTGTCTGTACATCCCGGACACGATCGTTCGAGATCAGCAGTGGCGGTACTTGAACATCTCCCGGGTGGGCGTTTGCCCGGCGAGCGGGAAGGTCCGCGAGTGGGGGGAAGGGTTTCCCTGGCTGGCCCGCTACCTGGACGGGCTGTTCGACCGCCAGCAGCTCGATGTGCTCCTGTCATGGATATCGCACGCGTACGTCAACGCGGCCGCCGGCAAGCCGCGCAAGGGCCACGCGCTTTTCGTCTGCGGCCATGTGTCGGCCGGAAAGACGTTCCTGAGTCAGGTCGTGATCGGCGGGCTCTTGGGTGGCCACCAGGAGGCGACCTCGTACATCACCGGGTCGACCACGTTCAATGAGCAGTTGTTCTTTTCGCCCGTCTGGACGATCGACGATGCCACGCTGGGGGCGGACCCCAAGCGGCACGCGCTCTACTCCTCCGCGGTCAAAAAGTTCGTGGCGAACCCGTACCAGGAGTTCCACCCGAAGTTCAAGAAGGCGGTCACTTTCAAGTACAACGGCCGGCTGGTGATCACGCTGAACCGCGACGCATCCTCGATCCAGATGCTGCCCCAGATGGAGGGGTCGATCCGGGACAAGCTTGTCATCCTGGCGGCGAACAAGGCCGAGACGGACTTCAAGGACGGTGAGGCGTCCGTCCGCAGCGAGCTGCCGGCGTTCGCCGACTTTGTATCCGGCTGGCCGATACCAAGCTGGCTGCGGTCCAAAGCAGACGAGGTCGTCCGATTCGGCCACGACTCCTGGCACCATCCGGAGATGCTCGAGATCGCGTCCGACGCATCGCCCTCGGCCGCGCTGCGGGAGACGATCGAGGCGTGGCGCGTCCACTACTTCCGCTTCTCCGACGAGCCGTCCTGGTTCGGCTCCGCGAACGACCTGGTGACCGAGATCCAGAACACCGACATCTTGCGGGGCCAGCTCCCCCGGGTCGCCGACCTCCGCAATCACGTCAAACAGCACCTCTACCACTTATGCGAGCAACGGATCTGGTGGCTCTCGCCGCACCGCACCCAGTTCAAACGGGGCTTCAAGATCGCCCGCACCTCCGAGGAGGAACTCTCGTGAAGGAGTTCGCGGCAATGGTTCCGGTCGGCGGACGACTGGTGCGGATCCACTTTGACGCGGCCGACGAGCGCGACGCGCTGAACGTGGCGGTGGCCTGCAACGGCGGCCTGGTGCCCGGGGACTTCGAGCCCCGGCGCGATCCGGTGGCGTACGATCTCGCCCAGGCCCAGCAGCTCCTGGGTGGGCTGTCCCGGGGGACGGTGTTCGCCTGGCTGGCCGCCGGCCGGCTCGAGCGTGTCCCCGGGACGCGCCGGGTGCTGATCACGCGGTCATCGCTCGAACGAGCGGCGAGCCAAACGTGATCCTCTTTGCCGCCTCCAGGGAATGGCGGTTGCGGAGGTGTCTGTAGGTTTTAAGCAGCAGGGCGCCGCCGTCACAGTGCCCCAGCCAGTCCGACACGGTGGGGATGTCGATGCCCTCCTCGATGCACGCGGTCGCAAAGTAGTGGCGCAGGTCGTGGTGCCTCAGCCGCGGGAGGCCGAGCCGGTCGCACGCGCGCTGCAAGGCGTAAATGCTGTGACGGCAGCCGAGGATCGGGCCGGAGATCCTCCGGGTGCGGATCTGGTCGAGCAGGGCGCGCAGCGGCGGCAAGATCGGCACGACGCGCGACGAGGTCGCCGTCTTAGTGCCGCGCACGTGCAGCCAGTCGCCACGCACGTCGTCCCAGGTCGCGGCTCGGGCCTCGTTCACACGCAGCCCCGAGTAAGCGAGGAACCGGGCGTGCTCGGCGCTGTTGGCCGCGTGCAGGCTGAAATACCTCATGCGGTTGTCATCCAGCGACTCGGCGAATGGCACGCGGGCCATCTCGACGAAGATGCGTTCCATCGTGGCGTTCTCTGGGATCTCCGGCCGGCGCGTGTCGGCCGGGGCGTAAATAGACTGCCGGATCGCGCCACCCTGTTTGAAAGGATTCACCATGATCACGTTGTTGCGGACCCCGATCTCGAGCATCAGCCGAAGCGCGGTCAGAGATTGGTTCACGACTGCCGGCTTGTACCCCAGTTTGTCTGCACGCCCCGGTCTCGGCGCATGGTGCAGCAGGTGCTCCCGTAGCTGGGCAATCGACTGACGGGTGACTAGGCGAGCCTGGGCCGAGTCGAAATCGCCGGTGAGCCAGTTCCGCCGGAGCCGCTCGATCCAAATGGAGTACGATCGTTTCGCCGCCGGCCCGCAGGAACTGGTCGCAACCTCGGCCTCCAGGGCCGCGGCGAGGGCTCCCAGGCTGCCCGAGCCAGGGATAATGGTGCCGCCCGTCTGGCGAGCGAACTCAACCTGCCCCGTCTGGCGCGCGTGGCGGAGCTTGGCCACCGACAAAGTCTCGGTGTTCAGCCGCCGGAATGTGCGCCTCCCGTTGAGAGAGAAGCGGCTATAGTACTGTCCGCCGCGTCGGCGGTAGAGTCCGGGAGTGCCGGTTCGCTCCCATTCGCGGGCGGGGGTGGTGGGTGTGGTAGGGACGTCCATTGGCGAATTGGAACTGGTATCAAAAGTGGTATCAAGCCCCATTTCTCATAGGAGTACTGAAAGTAGGTGATGGACCGGAACAGACGTTCACGGACGTCCACCAGCAACTAAAATGGGGTCAGGCGACGAGGACTTGAGCACCCAAAACGACCGACGCGCAGGGCAAATGGTATCGCGGAGTGGTATCGCCGAACGATTTCTCTAAATATGTATTGCAGTTATTCGGGAGGCCCCCATGCTGGTCGTCGTCCCTACCACACATGAACATCATCACCATCGATGACGTCCGTCGGCGCGCGCCGGCGGCTTTCACCAACAGTCCGGTCAGCTCGCTGACCGACTCCTACGCCCATGTGACCACGGCACATGTCCTGGACGCCCTCCAGCAGGACGGCTGGCAGATCACCACCGCGGCCCAGCGCCGGGCCCGCACGGGCGTGACCGGAGAGCACGGCCGGCATGAGATCGGCCTGACCCACCCGGCCCTGCCGACCCACGCCGAGGGCGCCCCGGTGCTCCGGCTCTCCAACTCCTCGGACGGCAGCCACGCCTTCCGCCTGATCGGCGGGTTCCTGCGGTTCGCCTGCACGAACCAGCTCTACGCCGGCATCAAGTGCGTCGGCGGCGTGTTCCACCACCGCGGCGGCTCCCTGGAGGACCGCATCGTCGCCGGCGCCCGCGAGGCCCGCAACAACTTCGACCGGGTCATCTCCCGCGTCGACCTCTGGCGCCAGCTTGAGCTGTCCCCGGCCCAGCAGGCTGACTTCGTCGCCGCGGCGGTCGCCGCCCGCTGGCCGGGCGACACGCGCCCCCAGGTGTGTGAGAGCGAGATCCTGGCGCCCCGGCGCCAGGAGGACCTGGGCCGCAGCGTCTGGACCACCTTCAACCAGGCCCAGGAGGCCCTCATCCGCGGCGGGTTCGTCGGCAACTTCCGCGTCTACAACCCGGAGGGGCAGCTTGCCGGCTGGGAGCGCCGCCGGGTCCGCCGGATCACCGGCATCACCGCGAACCAGCGCATCAACACCGCCCTCTGGTCCCACGCCGAGGAGGTCGCCGCGTCGATCACTGGCGCCGCCATCGCCGCATGAGCCCGCCGGGACGCCCTTTCAAGCAGCCTGAGCTCGGGCGTCGCGTTGCGATCACCGTCCGCGTCCCGGAGAGCGTCCGGGACGCCCTGGTCGAGCGGGCCCGGCGGGAGGGGCGATCCCAGGCGGACGTCCTGATCGAGCTCATCTCCGCGGCGCCACGCCGCAAAAAGTGACCGAGGGCCCCGGGAAACCGGGGCCTTTTTTGTGCCCAGAGGGGCTCCAACCCTCATCTTCGCCGCACCCCCGGTTGGCCATTCTCCGGCTGTTGGAGCCGGAAGTCCGGTGGGCCGCTAGCGTCCTAGCAGGCGAAATGCTATGCCTTGCACCATGGGCTTAGAGCTCATCCTCGCCGAAAAGTTCGGCCACCGCAAGTGCTAGCTCCTCGTCTGTCGGATTCCGAACGCCCCGGGCGCCCGGCGGCCTGGCGCGGAGGGTCATTCCGACGCGCTGGGCGCGAGATGTCGCCCCGGCCCCTGTCCTGACCCGTCCGAACTCGATTCGGGCTTTTAGAGGCGAAAGAACGCCGAACCCCGTGCGCCGGCGGACCGGGCGACCGGAGCTGGTGGCCACCTCCGGCTCGGGCGTCGGGGGCACCGGGATCTCGATGCCCTCGAGCAGCAGGCGCCCGCCGTCCTCCAGGAGGAGGTTGCTGCCGTCCTCCAGGAGCAGGCCCGGGTCTCCGAGGGTGAGCTCGGCGGACTCGAGCAAAAGCCGCTCACCGTCTTCGAGCAGCAGCAGGTTCCCGTCCTGGAGCCGGAGCCGCCCGGTCCAGGTGCCGACGGCCGACTCCAGCACCAGGAGCGAGCCATCCTGGAGTCGCAGGCGGCTGCCGTCCTGGAGCCGTAGGTACACGTCAGGTCAGGTAGGGATCCGGCGCGAGGATAACCGCAGGGTCGAGGCCAAGCTGCTGGCACATCGCGATGATCGTGGGGTTCGTGCTCCAGAACCAAGAGAAGCCGCCCCAAAGGAACTGCTGCTCGGGGGTGAGGCTTGCGATCAGCGCCATCAGGTCGGCCACCTTGCCGGATTCAACTACCCGCGAGGTGATGGTGTCCTTGCTCACTCGGTACGGCGGAACGTAAGCAGTGGGGTCCCAGCCTCCAGCGCGCAAGGCGTTGAACTCCTCGATCGTGACCTGCTGCCAGCCGTCACCGGGCGGCATTGAGTTTCCGAAGTAACACTGGTTCGTCGTGAGATTTATGTAGGCCATTGTCAGAAATAGGTGATAAAGATTGCACGCCCAGCGCCGCCTGTTCCGCCAGTTCCGCCGGTATTGGTTGCGCCGATGCCGGAACCGCCACCACCGCCCCCGCCGGAAGGGAATCCGCCGGCTCCGCCAGCCAAACCATTACCAGCGGCCAACAATCGCCCCCCGCCGCTGCCGCCGCCGCCGCTGAAAGGGCAGGTGGTGCCTGCATTAGAGCCGGGGTTACCGGCGGCTCCAATGGCGGTTATCGCCCCGCCACCAGAAACGCCGGAGCCGTAATTTAAAGGGCCGGTGCCGCCACCAGCGGCGCCATTATGGCCTTGGGTAGTGCCTTGCCCCCCACCGGGTCCACCCCCGCCACCGCCCCAAACAGACCAAGCCCCGCTGAATGAGTTTTGGCTGGTCGGATAGTTCCCGTTCCCGCCGCCGCCGCCCCATTCCGCGCGTATTCCAGAATTTCCGGCCCAGCCGGCCCCGCCTTGCCCAGAGATAGCGTTAATACCAACGCCGCCAGTTTGGGGTAGCCCGCCTACGCCGGACGCAGTGGTTGCCGTCCCGCCCTGTCCTGCGGTTCCGCCTCCGCCTCCTCCGGTCTCATTAGTTGAACTCACCGCTCCTCTGCCCCCGCCACCACCGCCGGCCATTAAAATGATACCGCTGGTTGGCGGGTTGGTGTTGTTTGTCGCAACGGTGGTGTTGCCGCCAGCTCCTCCCGTCGTCCCATTGGCCGCTCCGCTGGCGCCCGCACCACCCGCGCCGCTAGCTCCTACGATCACGTACAACGCCGAGGGAAGCTGATCGGCAAAAAACGTCTGCTGATTGGCGGCGCCGCCA